CTACTTTCCCTTGCCTTTCTGGGCATACTCCGGGCATAAATTCCCGGAAAGTGTTGACTCCAGACGCTGCATTTCCAAGTCGTTTTGATCGCCGTCCAGCCACTTCGAATAGGTGCGCAGGAACATTTCAACCGAGTGCCCCAGCTGCTTGGCACAAAATGCTGGCGTCATCCCGGCCATCAGCATGGCAGTCGCGTAGCTGTGGCGCATGTTGTACGGCCGGCGGTAGCGAATCCCAAGCAACTTAAGAGTAGGCGTCCAGTAGCTGCGCCGAAAAGCCCGTTCTTCCACCCAGGCACTGTCGTAGCGCGGATCCTGGAAAACCTCGGCACCTGCCACCTGAGTGTGTTTGCGCTGGCGTTGCAGCGCTGCCAATGCCCGGCTGTTGAGTTTGACCGTTCGCACGGTATCGGTCTTCGTGCTGTCCTTGCGCTCGCCGCGCACCATAGCCTCGGCTACAAGGACGGTGCCGCTGGCCAGGTCGACATTGGCCCACTGCAGACCGAAGATCTCCGATGTACGCATGCCAGTCCAGAACCAGAATTCGATGAGATTGGTGGCTTGACCGGCATGGCGCTCATGAAATGAAGCAATGATGTTTTCTGACTCTTCCCGCGTGAACGGATCCGGAGGCGGTTTCTGGTGCTTCGCGCGTGGTATTTCAGCTACAGGGTTTTCACTGATCAGCTTATCTTTGAGGGCCATCGCCATGGATTCGCGCAATACCGACACGTAGTTGTTGACGGTCTTCCCGGTGAGATCGGGACGGCTCGCCAATGCGGTCAGGATGTGGCTGTGCTTGAGTGCGCGCAGGGCCAGATCTCCCAACAGAGTTCCGCGGGCGTCACACACCACGTTTTTCCAGAACTTGATTGCGCTGGAGTAGCCGGCCTTGGTGCTCGACTCGATCCGCTGGGCTGACAACCAAGCATCAAGCTGGATGGCGACTGTGTTGCCGCTCTTGGTATCCCCACTGGCAGGGAAGTATTCGGCCATGCTGAAACTTCCAAGCCGGACCTTTTCACGGATCTCGGCGGCCAGCCGCTCGGCATACTTGATATTCGCCGGTGTCGGCGCCATCGGTTTGCCATTGAGAGTAAGGGTCTTATGTTGCTGCTCGCCTTCAAAGGTAAACGTGACACGAATGGAATTCGGCCTTACGTTGACTCCCGTCCCCGTTCTACCCATGATGTGAAACCTTTGATGCTGATGAGAATGCGTCCGTCCGGGCTGCGTGTATATTCGCGGCCCTCCAGCCAAACGCCTTCCTGAATCTTACGCCTGATGGCTTTTTCAGTGAAACCGGTGATCGTCGCCGCCAGTGAAATGGTGACGTATGGCGCCGGCGCCACCTGGATTTCGGCAACAGCTTCGCTCATGGTGATACGCTCCGGCGATGGCAATAGGAGTTTCGAAGGGCGGCGGCACGTACCGCCAGCGCCGCACCAGGCGCGAGGTGGCCTACGAGCTGGGCTACCGGGTGAAGGCCGGCTACCTGGTGTGGTTTGGCGAGCTGCAGCTGGCTGATGGCCGCCGGCACACGCTCAAGGGCGGGCTTCTGCCGGTGCCGCAAGACGGCATGCTGGCCGACGCCGCTGGCCAGGCGCTGGCGGCCGAGGTGGAGACGCTGGACCTGGACGCGTTGTAGGCGGGTCATTGGGGGCCTCGCTGTTCAGGATTTAGCGCCTCTTGCGTCTGCGCTGCTGTCTGCGGGGCGGCGGAGAGCATGGCCTTCCATGCTCGAAACAGTTTTCCGCGATCGAGAATTACTTCATTTCCTGCATCACGCATTTCATCGGTAGGCTCCACCGGCACCAGCACATAGCCATCAGGCACTCGCAGCGCCTCGGCTTGCGGCTGGGGGCGGGCGTAGAGCGTGACCTGCTCAAGTTCATCAGCATTTGGGAATTCGCGGTCATCGAAGCTGAATTGCCAAAGCCACACGGGGTCTTGGTCGGGCCACTCTTTCCGTGCATCCGCCACATCAGACAATCTACGCCGCGCACGCGCAAAAATAAATTCTCCGCCAGCCTTGGCGTCGGCGGCAGGCAGTCCGGCGTTCTTCTCGCGCAGCTTGGATTCGATGGCGGCTGCATAAGTAAAATCGTCCGGCTCTTTGGAACGCTGCACTTCATCCCACACAGTTCTTCGGTCTGAATCCGTCAGCCCAACCCATTCCCGCGCAGGCTGGGCGGGTGGGGTGGGGTAGAGCATGTGCGATCCATCAGGCAGGTTTCCCCAGTAGTCAAAGTCCCGGTTCTCCATGCCTTTGTGGTGGCTTATATAAACGCTCCCTACCGCCTCCTGCCCCTTCGCCTGCTCGGCAGGCTGCGCTTCGCCAGTTATGCCGAGAACCCGAAGCATTGCTTCGCGCATCTTCGCTCCGTCTAGTTTGCATTCGTGCATAGCGCCAAGGAATGCGCCGAGAGCCTTTTCCTCCGCCGTCAAGGTGCTTGCAATGGCGGCCTTGATGATGTCGTCATTCGGTTGATTCATGCTTGCTCCTTGATGCCGTGGGCGGCCTCTACCGCGTCGATGATGTCGCCCAAAGTCCAGTTACGCTTTCTCCAGCCTTGCGCGATTTTCTCGCGCTGTTCTTCCGTCAGTGGCTTCAACGCCTGTCGCTGTGCGTCTGCGGCCAGCAGGGCCACATCACCCTTGCTTTCTGCATAGCTCCGAGAAAGTTCTTTAAGCGCATTGCTGGCAATCGCCCCGGTGTCCAAGATTCTTGTGCTGCTAGTTCCGTCACCATTCGGGACGGTGTCGTAATGTCGCCCGGCGGCGTAAAACCGCAGCGCGTCCTCAGGCGTCCAGTCGCTGCGCTCAAGATCATGCGCAACGGAAGTTTCGATTGGATGCGCCTCCCCCCGCTCCCCGGCAGGCTCAGGCTTCGCGGATAGCAGGGCAATGGCGTCCAGTGCGTACTGACGCATCTGCGCTCCCCATGACAGCTTTGCACCGGGCGTCATATCGAGATTGATAAACGGCTTCGGCAGTGGCGGCAGCTCCACGCTCACCGGCTCGTTGTGTTGGGTTGTCACGATGGTTCCCCCGGCTGGTTGGTCGAAGTGATGCGCCGATAGTCAGGCTCTCCTGCCTGTGCTTGCGGATCTGGATTGCTGGCGGCTAGTCCGTTGATGATCTCGCGTCCACGCGCAACATCTTCGCGCCATTCTTTATTGGCCTGCTGAGTACGGCGGTGATCTTCGCACTCTTTGCAATTAGGTTTGCTTGCTGGCTGCTCTGCTGCCTTGAGCTTATCAACGACACGCAGGCAATGATCCCGATGTTCGGTTACTTGGCGCAATTGCTCATGCAGTTCAGATGCGCGAAGTGTTTCCTTCTCAAACAGCGCTTGGACACGTTGACACTCAGCTTTCCAATCCACATCGCTTGCGGCTGGCTGCTCTCGCTGCGCGGATGCTTCCAGTAGGGCGGCGCGCAGGCTGTCAATCTCATTGAGCAACCCCAGCACGCGCTCTGGCGACGAGAGCGACTGGAATGCTTGGCGAATATTCATCAGCTTCACGACCTGCTCGGAGTAGTTGCCCATGTTCCCGATGCGGAAGTTGATGCACTGTTGTGCAGCCTCGCGCAGTTGTTGGGCTTGGTTCATTTCAACTCTCCCAAAGCCTCATCCCGCGCCACGTTGAGCTCGGCCATCTTGGCCGCGTCACCACCTTTGAGGTCAGGGTGGTAGGCCTTGGACAGGATGCGGTAATTGCGCTTGATCTCGGCCTCGTTGGCCGGCCCGTTGCCGAACTCCAGCACCTCGCGCCAATGGCGCTTTGCACAAGCCTCGGCCGGCGCCGGCAGCGCTGCAAAGCCCGTGAATGCCCGGTCCAGGATCTCGCCGCCGCCGTGCCGCTCGATCGCGCGCATGGCCTCCAGCGTGGCGGCCAGGGCGGCGATGTTCATCTCCACCTTGGTGTACTGGTCGATGGCCATGCAGCGGCGGTTGCCTGCCTTGTCCACCCAGTACACAGCTGCGCCCGGGTCTTCCGGCCGCTTGGCGTCGCTGCGGGGCATGCCGTCCAGCCGGGTGGGCACATTGGTGCTCACCACGATGTCATCCAGGCCAATGCCCATGCGGCCCAGCTCCGTCAGCAGGCGGCCCACTGACTCGTGCACCGTCACGTCTTGCTTGTGCCTGTAGTTCTGGCCAGGTCCCTGGCGAGAAACGCCGAAGCGGCCATAACTGCGCTCAGCCGGCTCGGTGCGCTTCCAGCCCACAGGCCATTGCAGGGGATAGCGGGAGATTTTTTCGTTCATACTGAAGCTCCAATCAAAGGAGGCAAAAATGGCGACAAGAGGCGAACTGAACCCCCACATGCACGCGCTGATTGAAAAATCGACGCTGATAACGATCGAGCAAGTCAGCAAGGCTGAGCAGATCCTGTTGCAGATGGGCGTAGGCGGCACGCATCCGCAGCGTGAGTACCTGATGTCGCTGGTGATGCAGACGCTGGCCACGAACTTCCTGGCCTGCGTGGAGAATGCGAAGGACTGAATTCACTTCGAACTCCATGGAATGAGCCTGGCATCTGGCCGCACCTTCATGCGGCCCCGGGCCATGGGGTGAATAGGGCAGCCAGCCTTGGTCTTACCGAGGCAGTAGATCGGCGTACCTTCCTTGACGGCGGCCTCGATTTCCTCGCGGACGTTATCGAACCAATCGGCGCTGGAGTTGGTCTTGAAGGCAAGCGCGCCCCATGCCAACAGGATGGCGCCGGCCTGCGCGGCATGGGTCTGGATATGACTCAGGTTCAGCTGCAGGGCGTCGCGCGAACTCCAGTCGCTGGACTTGTCCCACTCCAGCATGGCGAAGGCCGGTGCCGGCGGGGTGCTGCGAAGTGGGATACCGTTGACCACGACGATGCCGCCGTAGCCGTTGTGTACCGCGATTTGGCACAGCAGTCGAATGGTGGGATCATCCTGCTCGGCATCTGCCGTGCTGGGGTTGAACATGACCACCATCAGGGCCTGGCGCTCGTCCCAAGTCCTGTGCAGGGTCCACCGGTAGCTGCCGTCGATGTGCGCCTTGCGCTGGATGCCTGTCATACGCATCACTTCCCCCGGATCAAGACGTATGGGCCTTCGTTGCTCACGGCCTCGGTGGCTTCTTCTTCGCTGACGCGGATCATCGTCTCGCCAGCCTCGTCTCGAAAGAAGACTTCGCGCATGACGACGCGCACTGGCCGGCCCTGCGGCTGGCGCTGTAACTCGGCAATCAATTCGGCGACGGTAATCATTGCAGCGGCTCCACCAGGATGGCCGACCCATTGGCCATGGCACCCCGGATGCGATTGCAGATAGTCCGCTCGGCCTGCATGATCTCGCCCAGGCCGGCAAAACTCAGCTGTATCTCGTGGATCTCCACGGCGGCCTTGATGGCCTGCAGCTGGTAGGCGCGCGCCGTCCAGCTGTTGATGCGCCGGTGCTGGTCGACCAGTTCACCCAGAACCTGCTGGGCGGCGTCGAATTTCTCGGCATGGTCGTTGCACAGATTGAACGGTGGCTGGGCGAAGACTTCGCCGAAGTTGAAGGCATCGGCCAGGTGGCGCCAGTCTTCGACGGTAAAGCCACCAAACTGCAGGTGCTGGATCGCAGTCTGGTATGGCTTCACGCGCTGCCGGCGTTCTTCTGGCGTCAGCGTTGATACCTGCATCATGGCGATGTGGATGGGCAGGTAGCCGGCGTGCTTGGCGCGCGAGGCTTCACGGTATTGGGTTTTCATGGTGTTGCTCCCCAGGGTTGCACGGTCAGCGCAATGGCCAGCGGCTGCACCCAGATCGGCTTCATGGACAGCTGGAACGTCTCGCCAGACATGGCCAGCAGCAGCGTCTCGCCCATGACCTCGGCGATGCCCGTGGCGGCGGCCGACGGCACGGCGTTGCCGATGCCTTCGCGCCAGCGCTGGTCGCTGTTGCCGGCCAGGGTGAAATAGCCGCCCTCCGGACTGAACCATTCCTCGGGGTCGAAGAGCGACTGCAGGGCCGCCAGTTCCAGCGTGGTGAAGGGCCGGTGCCAGGTGCCGTCGAGCGACTGGATGCGGCACACCAGCTTGTCGTCTGGCGCCGGCATGGGGCGCGGATCTGCCACGCTCCAGTGGCCGTTGTCCAGGCAGGCCGAAGCCGATACGGCATAACTGGGCTGCGCCCACGGCACCACGCCGTAGTGGCCGCCGGTGAGGTAGTTGTCGCCCTTGGCACGGCTCATGTTGGGCCGGGGATCGGCCACGGCAAAGGCGCCATTGGCGTTACCTGAAATCACAGCACGCGACGTATCAACCCAGGAATGCACCGGGTATTTGCCATGCAGAGCTGCCGCATCAGGACCGCCGCGCGGATCCGCCACGGCTTGTCCGGTACCGTGGGCGCTGGTCACGGCTTGCGCACTGCGGTCCCAGGTGACGATGCGGAACTCGTTGGAGTGCTTGGCCGGACCATCATGACGCGGATCGGCCACGCTGTATGCACCTTGGCCAGGTGACTTGACGCCGATCACGGTGCCGGTGGGTCGATCCCAGTCGAGCACGCCGTATTGCTGGTACTGGGCGGAACCATCAGGCTGACGCGGATCTGCAATGGCGAAATTGCCATTGCTGGGCCTTCCCTTGCCGGTGACGGTGCTGCTGGGCTGCTGCCAGTCCTGCACGCCCAGCATGCCCCTGTGCATGTCCGGCACGATCAGGAAGTCCCGCAGGTGGCCATCCTCCACCGCCAGCTTGTTCAGGCTGCGCCAGTCGCTGCCGGCCTCCACAAAGGCCAGCCGCACCCAGGTCTTCCACTGCAGCGCCGGAATGCGGTGCATGGGGCCGCCCAGCTCGGCGCCGGGCATGGGCATGCGGCCCAGCACGTCGCCCACGGCGCGCAGGGGCTTCTTGTCGGGCTGGTACAGGAACGGCGGCACCTTCTCCTGGTGGCGGGCCACCAGCAGGAAGCGCTTGCGGCTCTGCGCCAGGCCGCCGATCTCGCCGCAGTCGTGTGTGGTCTCGGCCACGGCGTAGCCGTAGCTTCGCAGCAAGCCGGTGATCTGGTCCAGCAGGTGCCGGCCACGGGTGGCGATGCGCGGCACGTTCTCGAACAGGATCAGCTCCACCGGATCGTCCTTGTAGGCTTCCAGCATCAGCCAGACACCGCGCAGCGTCAGGCGGTTGAGCGCCTGGTATTTGTCGGTCTTGCTCTTGCCCTCGGACAGCAGACCGCTGAAGCCCTTGCAGGGGGCGGACAGGAAGACGATGTGCGGCCGCTCGTAGCCAAAGGCACGGTGGATCTCGGCGGTGCCGGCCTCGCGCCAGTCGGCGCCAGGCTCATGGCCGTGGAAGGCGATGTACTGGCTGCGGTCGAACAGGTCGAGCACCGTGCCCGGCACGCCGGTGAGGCGGCCGAAGTCCTCGATCGCCTGGCGGTCGACGTCGATGCCACCCAGGCAGCGGAAGCGGCCCACCATGTTGCCAACCCGGGGCCGGGCGGCGTTGAAGCCCTTGGCGCCGGCGCCGATGCCGCAGAACAGGTGGCCGTGGCGGATTTCGGTTTCGATCATGCCGACACCTGATCGGCCGATTGGGTCAAGCTGTGCACGATCTGATCGGGCCGATACAGCGCGCCACTGTTGGCGGCACCCCACTGACGTTCCCAGAGGATGTCGAGCTTGTTGCGAATCTCGACATGCTCCCTGATGCCGGCGTAATGCGCGAAGACCTTGAGCAGGATCGCGCAGTCGGCCCACTCGCTGGGCACGGCCCTGGGGTCCGCGCGTTCGCCGCGGTCCTGCGCCTTGCGGATCTCGGCCTGGACGGCGCGCGTGATCTCATTGATGTCGGCGCCAGCAGCGACGCAGAGCTCGACGACCTCCCGTAGCAGGCGCACGGCATGACCACCGGGATACGTGAAGTTGCCACCGCTTTCCTGGTGCCAGCGTGCGATGTCATAGGGATGGCGCGCAGCCATGAAATCAATGATCTCCCCAACATCGGTGCAGATATTGGTGTTCAGCAGGTACATCAGCTCGGGCTCGAACTTGTCTTCGTGCAGCAGCACGTAGGTGTCCTTGCCCTGGCCGCAGGCGTAACCCAGTTCCAGGTGCGCGCTGCGCCCGCAGGGCAGGGCCAGCACGCAGGTGTCGCACCAGTCCAATGCAGCCTTGTCGAAGCTGAAACCTTCGGCCGCGCGGTCCGACTCGATGGCCTCGAGGTAGGACGGGATCGTCTTGGCGTGGTCGAGGGCGGCCTGGGTGCCGCAGTCGCGCCACGAAAAGCCGTTCTTGCCCGGCGCCGGGTTACGGAAGTCGTAGACCTCGTGGCCGGCGGCACGCAGGGCGGCCAGGACTTCCGGCTGGTTGGGATTGCGCCAGGAAGAGGCGAGGTAGATGCGGCGGGGCTTGATGGCGGTAGTAGTCATGGATTTCTTTCAGATGGTTTCAAAAGGGGACAAGGCAACGCCGTCCACAAGGCAGCGCTCGATCAGCGCATTCGCATCGAGGCGCTTGGCGCGCTCGCCGGGCACGGCCTCGACCTCGATCAGGTCTCGACCGAACAGAAAGCGCACGGTCGTCGGGAATGGCCAGCAGGGCTCAGCACAGCGCATGTCCATGAAGAGCTGGTAGTCGATGCAGATGAACTGGAGGAAGGCGTAGCGCCAGCCTTTGAGCGGGCCGGCTGTGATGACGCCGTGGACGGGCAGGGTGCCCTTCCACAGCTTCTGCACCTGGACGGCGGTCTGGCTCATGGTCATGTCGCCTTCCTGAGATTCGTGCACACCTCGACCACCTTGCGGCATTCGTCCAGGTTCATGTAGCCGATGTGCGTCTTCTCATATGGGATGCCAAGCTGCTCAGACAGCCAGCGGTAGCCGGCCCGGCGTGCCTGACTCTTGGAACAGTTCTCGCGGGTTATCTTTCGCTTCCACAGGGGATCGAAGGCGGCATGCGCTTCCATCTTGGCGGCGCGCAGTTCGGCATTGGCCAAGCCGCCCAGGGCCTTCTCGGTGCCGGGATGACAGCCGACCCATGCCTGACACGGCGTACAGGTCCAGACTGGCCCGTAGTCGCGCTGGTATGGGTAGCCAGCGTCACCACAGCGTAGGAGCACCGCGGATTGCTGGCAGTAACGGCAAGTCTTCACAGCGGCCACCGTGATCAGGCTTCGGCAGGCTCTACGCCATGGGCACGCCGCATGGCCGCCTCCGGCGTGTCTTCGTCGGCTCCATCACCGAGCAGCGATCCGGTGCCGCCGTCGCCTTGGGTGACATCGTCGTCGTCACCAGGCGCGGCAGTCGGCTTGTCCTTGCCCTTGACGACCTGCGGCGTCTCCGGCGCAAACAGCTGGATGTGGATGGGCTCGTCGGTCAGGCCGGTGAGCTTGCCGCGGGTTTCGGCGGTCAGCTTCTCGCCGGCGTACTGCACCACCCATTCCAGCACCACGGTGCCGCCTTCCTTCGTCTCGAAGCGCCAGCCGGTGACGGTGCAGTTGTCGAGGTCTTCGTTGCTGATGTCGTCGCCGAGACCGTAGTCCAGCACCATGCGGTAGCCCTTGTGGCGCTCGCCTTTGGCCCAGTTGAATTTCTGCGCATTGAGCTTGGCAAGCCGCAAGTTGGGCAGATGGGCCAGGACTTCTGGCAGGCTTTCCTGGCCGGCCTTGGCAGCGGCGTTGAAGTACAGGCTGGTGCGCAGCGCCGGATCCAGCAGGTCCAGCAGCTCGTTGCTGCCTTCCAGGCGCATGCTGAGGTCCATGGCTGGTACATGGTCTTCGCCATGCAGTTCACGGCGGACGTTGACGTGCGTGAGCTTGACGGCGGTGACGGCTTTGAGTTCGAAGGTCATGGGATTGGCTCCGGCAGTTGTTGGATCAGGCTTCGACGGGCGTCTGCGTGACGGCGCCGGCGGCGGCCTGCACGTCGCCCTGCTCGGGCTCCGGCTCGGCCGGAAACTTCTCGAACGGCAGCGTCTTGAGGTTGTCGCGGAAGAACGCGCCCAGCGACTCGGCGCCGATGAATTCGGCGTGCGTCTCCGGCTTCACGCCCGGGTAGTGGTAGATCGCCTGCTTGCCATGGCGGAACTGAACGGCCAGGGTGTTCGTGGCCTCGTCGTAGCCGACGGCCTTGATCTGGCCAGACTCGACGGGCTTGAGCTCGATCGGCGGGCGGGCCTTGTCGGTGAAGGGCTGGGGTTCGGGGAACTTGCGGGCTTCGGTGCTCATGGAAATCTCCTGGGTGGTGGGTGGGTAAAGAAAAGCAGTGGTTCAGTTGTCCCAGTAGGCGAGTGGGTCGCGGTAGTCCGGGAAGTTCGATTCCAGCCACTTGCATGCCTGTTTGCTCATGGCATCACCGGCATTCCAATCGGCATAAGGTGCAGTGCCGACAACGTGCGCACGCTGGCCTGTTTTTGCGTCTTCAATGAAGTGCGTGCTGGTCGGCTGCGCATAGTCCTGGCTGACGTAGTAGCGGCAGTTCAGGTTGAAGTGGGCCTTGCGGTCATAGAACGCGGCCTTGTAGAAAATGCCGCCACGCTTGTTGCCTTGCGGATCAATAAGGTCCGAGTGCATGCTGTGGTCGGAGGGCTTGATGGTCCACCCGGCCGGCATCTGGACGGAGCGGAAGATGTCATCTATCGTGTCACCGAAGATGAATCCGAGCTGGACCAGCGCCGCCTGGTCCTCGACACTCATGTTGGATGGGAGCCTGTCAGCGGCCTTAACCAGATCCTGCTGGCCCTGCGCCTCTTGGCGCTCGATGCCGCCCGGCGTGCTGGCGACGATGGCATTGGCGAGGTCGCCATTGAGTGCGGCATTCATAGCTGCGAGGTTCATTTTGTTCTCCTGTGGTTGATGTGGTGGAGGTAGTCGGACTACGTAGTTACCGGCAGGGGAATGGCACGCGGGCGACATCCCCCAAGTTCGACGGTGCTTTACCCCCGTAACTTGGTCACGCTGCCTGCAGGTCCGCCACCTGGGTCAGATGCTGAATCAGCGCCTCACACATGCGGGGATAGTCGGACTCGCGGAAGAAGACACCAGCGCCTTTGCGCGGCACCGGCTGGAAACCCAGCTCCTGCAAGCCGGCGGCGCTGATCTGCAGCGGCTTGATCCGCTCGTTGATCTCGCCGACGTTGATGACGGCATCGTCATTGGCGGCCGGCGGTACCGGGTTGACCTTGACGGGCGCCGCGGCCACAGGCGTGAAGGGCGCCGGAGCCGGGGCGGCCGGTGCAGATGCAGGCGTGGCTGAAACTGCCTCCAGGGCCTTGCGCGCCGCGGCGTCGTCTTCCAGCTTCTTGCGGGCCGCCGCCGCTGCTTCCTCCCGGATGCGGTCGTGCTCGGCCTGCACACGCTGCTTCTCGGTGGTGATCCTCAGCTGGGCCGCGGCCTTGAAGTCGTCGGGCGCCTTGAGCACCAGCTGGGCGGTATCGGCGAAGAGGTGCACGTATTCGGTGGCGTTCTCGCGCAACCATTTCAGATTGAGCTCGATCTTGTCGGCGATCTCGCTGGCGGCGATCTTGGCGCGGGCCAGTTCGGTGGTCACCTTGTCTTCCATGCTGGACATGGATTTCAGGCCTTTCACCGCGCCACCGAAGTCAGCCGGGATGGCGGGCATGTAGGGCTTGCCAAGGCGCTCGTTCAAGGCTGCAATGTGGTCGGCCAGACCTTTCACGCCCACCGCCACGATTTCACCCTTGCGGCGCTCTTTTTCGGCGGTCATGATCTTTTCGGCCATGCTGACGTTCTGCTGCAGCAACGTGTCCAGCATGTCCTTGGTCTTCTTGGCCTGGTCAACGGGCTGGACCTGAGCCAGCATCTGAGACTCGGCCGCCTTGAGTGCTTCGCGCGCCGACTTCATGGCCTTGATCTGGCTGTCCAGGTTGACGAAATCCTCGTCAGTCTTGGGCTCGCGGATCAGCTTGGTGGCCAGGAATTCGCGCAGGCGTTCCTCGAATGCCTTGAAGTTGTCCTCCAGTGTGATCTGGCCGGCGACCCGCACCACGGGAGCTGGCAGTGCTTCAACGGGCTCGGCGACAATCTTCTCCAAGGCGCTGGCAGCCGGTGGCACGTAGGCCTTGACGTCCTCGGCCAGTTGCTTCCAGCCGCCCAGGATCTCGGCACGCAGCGCGAGGTCAGATTGATACCAGCAGTGGCGGGCTTCCACCAGCGTGTCATCGGCGTTCCACTTGGAGGCTGTGAAGAGCACCTTGCCGGCGCCGGAGACCATCAGCTGCTGTTCCATTTGGACGCGGTACAGCTTGGGCAGCTTGGCGCCGAGACCAACACTCCCGACGAATACCTCGCCGACGATCTGCTCGGGCAACACGGCGCGCAGCTCGTCGTTCAGACTCTTGTGCTCCCAGACGATCTCGTCGGTGATCGTGGAGCCGTCCAGGGAGGCAGCCAAGGGCTTGTCCAGACCGAAGTCTTCGCTGCCGCTGACCGGGTAGAGGTCTTCGCCAATGATTTCCACCGCCAGCGGGCGGGCCAGCGCCTCGAAACGGTGGCCGTCATCGAAACGGCGCTGGGTGGCGGCATCGACCTCGGGCACGATGCCAGTGGCCAGGCGTGCGATCAGCTGGCTGCGGGTTTCGTAGGGCGAACAGCCCAGCATGGCTGGTGCATCGCTGGCGTTGTAGGTGTTGAGGCGTTGGGCCAGCCACTCCGGACTGCCCTGAATGACGTCATGGGTCTGCATGGTCTTACTCCTGGGGGTTGAACTTGGCGTGCAGTTCGTCGTAGCGCGCGTTGAGAGCGGCGCGCTCGGCTTCTGGCACGGCGGCAATGAGGCCTGCTGCGGCGTCGAGGTCTTCGCTGGTAGCGGAAGCGTTCAGCTTTTCCAGAACCTCGGCGGCTGAGACGGCGGGCGCATCGCTGGCGGGAGCGGCTGCCTGCTTGCCGGCCCGGATTTGCTTCTCCTGCTCGGCCGTCAGCGTGTTCATGGTCTTGATGTGGCCGATGATCTGGTCGGCGGTCTTGCGGCCCTGGGCGATCACGTCCAGCCACTTCGCCAGGTTTTCCTTGAACTTGTCTTCGGGGTAGGGGGCCAGAGCGGGCTTGCCACCCTCGGCCTCGGCACTCGGTTGACCTTCAGGCTGGCTTTCTTCGCCGCGGCGCGTGAGGTGATCGCGCAGGGCTTCATCCATGTCGTCCAGATCCTGCGAGAAGCAGTCGCTGGCGGCTGTGACGTTGAGCACCATGGCCATCTTGGCGCGTTTGTTCGCCATCTTGAGGATGGTGTTGGCCAGGTCGGCGGGCTCGGTGCGGACCTGCTGGATCTCGAAGGCCTTTTTCTCGAACTTGTTGTAGCCGTGCTTCGTGCGCCGCATGTTAGGCGGCGTGTCTTCGAATTCCTGCCTGGAACTGGCCTTGCGCCACTTGTACTTTTCCTCTCCGCTGGAGGCCTCGCCCATGCCGGTGCCCAGCACGAGACCAGTGACCTGATGCGTGCCGGTGCAGGTGACGCGGTAGCGGACCACACCGTCGGTGGAAAGGTCTTCCACCGCATAGCTGTCGGCGATGCGGAAGGCCATGCAAAGCACCTCGGCGCCGGACTTGAGCAGTGTGGGCTTGTCAGTGCCGGGGATGATCCCGTAGTGCACGCCGTTCGGGTTTTCCTTGGACGGGCCGATCATCACGGCACGCATGACCTCCTGCACCATGGCGACGTGGCTGATGATGTCGGCCACGGCCATGCGGCCCTGGTTCTCGGCCACCGCGAGGGCGCCTTTTTTCATTTCGACTACTGCATTCACAGCTTTCTCCAGTCAGTTAAAAATGTTCCAGAACCTGACGACACGCAGGCGCTGGCGTTGCTTGAATTCCTTGTTAGCGCGAACGACAGCCTTTGTGGTTATCCGCCGTTCGATTTCCTCGGCGCTCGGAGGAAGGGCGGATTCAATGAGGCGGTGAGCGGCCCAAATGCCACCTGCAATCAGGCAGATCAGGATGAAGGCGCAGATGTGGGGGATGTAGGCGGTCATGTGGCACCGCCTTTCACCTTGGCGATGGCGACGCGGGTCATCGGGAGCACGGCATCGGTCAATTCCTTGTCGCCAGTGCAGACGCCAACATAGGCAGACAGCTTTCGCTCGGCTCGTTCCAGCGCCGTCAGCAGCCCATCGCACTCTGCGTCAGCTTTGGCTGCGATTTCACGCACTTTGCCGAATGCCTCACGGTCAGCGTGCAGTCGTTTGGGCGCGTACTGAATTGCAGCATCTACCGCTTTCGACCACTTACCGGGTGTATGCTGCGCGCTCATGCCTTTGCTCCCACCATGCGCTCCACCAGGGCAACAACTTCACCCACGGTGTTAAGCGGCGCCGCATCCTCATCGGGGATCTCGATGTCAAACGCTTCCTCGATGTGCAGCGTGAGCTCGTAGCGGTCCATGCTGTCCAGGCCGAGGTCGGACAGGCTCTTGTCGTCGGCAACATGCTCGATACCGCAATCGGCGGTGTTGGCGATCAGCGCCTTGACGCGCTCGGCGGTGGTGTTCATTTGGCTTCCTGCTTCGCTTGACGGCGTGCTTCCTTGGCCTCACGGCGTTCGCGGGCACGGCGTTGTGTTCGGGTCTCGTAGCCTGCTGCGACGGCCATCTCGGCTGCGCGATGATCTGTGCTCGGTCCAAGTTGGCGCTGGGGAACTTCTTCCAGCTTCTTGAGCATGTCGGTAAAGGCGGCTGCGCCGTCAATGGCGCGATTGATCATTTCCATGTCCTACCCCTTGAGAAAGCCCGCCAGCACCAGACCGGCGGACTCGATTGAATTGGCGCATTCAGAGTTCAGCTGCAGACGCACACCGAAAATGCGCGCAGCAGACTCTTGGCCTTGGCTATCCGGGCGCGCCAGCCCGGTAATCAACTTGGTCTTGTTCCCGCGGTGGTCGTAGCACTGCACACCCTTGGGGACAGGGATGCCGACAGCGTTCTCGCCACCGCACTGCCGTGCACGCTCACGCATGGCGGCGGCGGCCTGGTCATCGCGGCGATGGGCCTGCTCTATCTCGTCGGCCTGCTGCGCCTCGGTGTTGCGCGGCGTTTCGCCCAGCTTGTCCAACAGACCGGTGGGAACGGTGGCCAGCGTGGCAATGAAGATGGCGCCGACCCAGGCATGCGGGTTGCGCAGGGCATCAGTGAAGTCGTTGAGGCGGCTCACAACTTGTCTCCCGGCAAGCAGGCACCGGTGCTGACCCGCACGAAATCGCCGTCACGCCGCTGAATGCGATTGGCACGCATCTGCTCGTAGTCCGGACTCAGCTTCTCGGCGGATTCGGCTACGTCGGCGCTGAGCCAGCGGGCTTCTTCCTCGGGCGTGCGGGCCGGCGGCGCAAAGGGCGCCAGCGCCAGCCGCATGACTGGGTGCAGGTTGTCGTTCACTCGCGTCTCCATCCGGTTCCAGAACAGAGCGGTTAGGGCGGGAGTCCGGTGACGCCGGAAACCCTAGAGGCTTTTCAGTGGACTTACGCCCACCAGCTGCGCCGCAATACCAACGGCACCCCTTTGGCGGCTCTGCATTGCGCAACTGCTGTCACACGGCGCGCAGGCACCCGCCCTAACCGCTCTCCACTCGCACCGCTCGGCTTCGAGGATTCACCTCTGGACCGCCCTCTGCATCCTTTCGGGCTTACTGGCTCCGTATCGCTTGCCAGGTCGTTTCGCTTTGCTGTTCGATTGGCTCCATTGAATCATAATTCAAGAATAGTGTCAAGTATGATTCAATCCGGTCCGACATCGAAATGCGAAAGGCGAAAAAAAACCGCGCAATGAGCGCGGTTTGTTTCCCCGGGGAAAGTGGTCTATGTCACGAAATGATCGGCCAGCAGTCGATTTGTCGTTGTCAGCGCAGCCTTGATGGGATCCGGAAATGCCGGGGAGGGTGAACTAGAGGTTAACCCCATGCCATGCCTTGAGGACTTTGCCAAGCACTTGGAAATCCATGTCCGGTTGAATCGTCCAGTCTCGATACTTTGGGTTTTCGGAGATCACCAGGATTCCTTGACCTGGTATGCGCTGCAAGCGCTTTATGAAACCCTCGTCACCGACCCGGAAGAAGTAGACGCCATCAACATCTGCCTTGATGATGCCGCGATCGATCAGCAGGGGATCACCGGGATTGAACATGCCAAGCATGGAGTCGCCGAAGCCTGTAACGATGGCGAGATTGTTGGTTGCCGTGCAGTACGGAACATTCTTCTGAACCCATTCCGGCGTCACTTTCCAGCTCTGAATAATGCCGGGCTGATCACGCATCACCAAGCCGTGCCCCATCGCGCCGCCGGCATCAAACTGCTGTATTACGAGATCCGATTCGCTATCTTTTATATAGCTAGGGATTGGCTCTGAAACATGGTATACGCCGGTTCCATCGTCAACCACATCTGAGACGAACCGTTCGATATCGGCTTTTGACCATCTTAATCCCGGCCCAAAAATGCGGTAGAGATCAGGACGCGTTTGAGCCAATTCCAGCATCGGTCTGAACCCATCTTCTTGCATCAGCGCCTGGGGCTTCACTTCGATGAAGATCTGGCTGTTGTCAGGCCGCGTGACCACAAAATCAGGAAAGTACTTCGATTCTTGTCCTCGAACTCTGAGGATGGCATCCGGTACCGTCACAGGGGTGTGTGGCTCAAGTTTTTTGAAGCGAACCCCACGTTCGGCCAGAACTTCCGCAAACTCATCATTGAGCCTGCTGTCAAACATGAATCCTTCGCCGGTGGCCAGCCAGTCGCTGCGTACCCCCAAAAATCTGGCGGCCTTTGTGTTGTTGGCGGCCGTAAATGCAGAGCTCTTGCCTTCAAGCGTGCGTTTCACCGCCTGATATGAGATGCCCATGGCATCCGCAAGCTGTTGGACCGGCACGTTGCCCAGCTTCATTGCCTTGGCGAGCCTGTCTTTGTAATCAACCATGGTTGAAACTGTAGTCCCTGAGCGCTGAATCATGCTTGACATTGGCATTGAATCATGATTCAATGTGCCAATGCTCAAAGCCAAAGCCCTCGAACTACTCGGAGGATCGATCGCAGCTGCAGCTGATGCCATCGGTACTTCTTACCAGGCCGTGAACCAATGGCCTGACGAGTTGCCACCTCGGATCTCCGATCGCGTGGTGGCTGCGGTAGCGCGCAAACACCTGCCCCCCGAACTTATCGGCGAGGACAAAGCACAGGAACAGCCAACCCAGTGAGCAGGAGAAAGCGCCATGGATCTGGAAATGGAAATGCAGGTCGAGCCCATCGTCGGTAAAGACGAAATCAGGCGCCGCGCCTTTGAAGCCGCAGACAAGCAGCTGTCCATCCATGACAGCAACCCATATCCAGGTGGCACACGCGCGCACTTCTGCTTTCAGCACTGCTACTGGGAGCGCCAGCGCTGGCTCAGCGGCGAAGACTCGGCGTGACGCCGATCCCCACCAGATACCTACCAACCACACCGAGACAACACCATGCCCGACATTCACGCGACACCAGACAACGAGCTGCATGCCCTGGCCAGGGCTTCGCTTGGCGGCAAGAAGACCGCCTTTCTCAAGGCCGCCTGTAGTGACGAGTTGAAAGAGCTCCTGGAACGCCACCTTGCCGCCATCCGTCGGGAAACGGGGCGCAATGTCTCCGAGAGCGAGTTCGTCGAGAAGTCCGTGGCGATTGCCTTGCTTGGTTTTGATCATGTCATGAGTGTCGAGCAAGAGCAGCTGAAAAGGTTGGCCGGTCATTGGTCAAGTCTTGGTCAGAAGGTGCCGGCATGAAAGACGCCTTCGATACCGACTTCGCAGCCCTGGGCCTGCCCGACCATTCACCCTTCGACATCTTGAGCCGGCCGAAGGCCATACCAGCCATGTGCGCACAGCCGAATAAGCGCGGCCCGAAGCCCAAGCGTACACAACGCGAGAAGGTGCTGGCCAGCCTCCGGGACAACAAGGCAGATCGCTTCAACACGCCGATCCCGACGCGGGAAGAGGGTGACCGGACGATGGCGATTCTGAATCGGGGACTGGCATGAGCGCAAATACCAAGATCGAGTGGTGCGACCACACTTGGTCCCCTGTTTGGGGATGCACTGAGGTATCGAAAGCCGAGACCGGCGGGGGAGGCTGTGATAACTGTTATGCCAGGGTGCTGGCCCATCGCTTCGGCACCGGCTGGAACGGCGCTCCGATGCGCGAGTTCGGCGATCACCACTGGAATGAGCCGATGCGCTGGAATCGCCGCGCCGCTGATGCCGGGACAACCCCGCGTGTGTTCCCATCGATGTGCGACCCGTTTGACAAGAACTGGCCGGCCGGCGTGCGCACGCGGTTCTTCGAGCTTATCGAACGGACGCCCCACCTCTGCTGGCTACTGCTCACCAAGCGCATTGGAAACGTCGCCAGGATGCTCGAAGAGCAGGGCCTTTCAGGCCTGCCCAGCAACGTCTGGATCGGCGCCACCATCGTCAACCAGGAAGAGGCCGACCGCGACATTCCCAAGCTGCTGGCCGTGCCGGCGGCCAAGCACTTTCTGAGCATGGAGCCGTTGCTGGGGGCGGTGGATCTGGAAACCATCTACAACAGCACGGGCCTCGGCGAAGGACAACCATATCTGCATCCGCTGCTCGGCTGGGTAAGTGATGGCCATGGCGATGGATGCAGGGCTGAGCGCATTGACTGGGTGATCGTCGGCGGCGAGAGCGGCCACGGTGCGCGCCCTATGCACCCGGACTGGGCCCGCAGCCTGCGCGACCAGTGCCAGGCTGCTGGCGTTCCGTTCCTGTTCAAGCAGTGGGGAGAGTGGGCGCCCTACGACCGAAGCAGGAACGATGGTGCAGCACTGGCCACTCCGAATGCCCTGGACGAACCGTTACAGCGCTTTGGCAAAGCTGTTGCCGGCCGCCTGCTCGACGGCCGCACCTGGGACGGAGTGCCGTCATGAGCACCTCCAACTTCACCCTGACCAAGCGTGCCTACGGCAAGCCCGTATGGCTGCACAACAGCAAGCCGGTATGGGTTGCCGAGTACAGCCGCATCGGCATCTTTGACCGCTATTTCCAGGCCTACCGCGCCACTGGCCCGGTGCCTGAGTGCTTGAAGCCTTGGGACGTACCCAACGTGCGTCTGGGCGAAGCCATCCATGGATTTTCGACCCTTGAGGCCGCTTGCCGGGCAGGAGACGAATCATGCTGAAAACCATTTTCCGGGTCATTCTTCTGGTCGCCTCGATTGGGGCAATCGTCATGGCCTGCGTGGCGATGCTGAACAAGGATTGGCCACAAGCATGTGCCTGGACGCTGATTGAGATCAGCTGCACGCTTTCATCACTCTCTGCAAGGGATTGATCATGCTGACAACCCCAGCCGAAATGAGCGACGACGAGCGCGAACAGCACATCCAAGACTGCGGCCGTCTGATGCTGGAGGCAATGGCCAACGGCAACCGTGAGGAAGCCGAAGGATGGCTACAGGCCCAGAACCTAGCCATTGCAGCCCGTAGCGCGGCACAGGTAGCCAAGATGGAGCAGGCCGCCGGCCTGTCGCCTTGCTTCTTTGCCGATCAGGGTGACAAGGACCGGATCTGGTTGCTGGAAAGGCAGGCGGCGTGAACTACTACGAGCGCCACATTGGGGATTACCTCAAGGACACGGCGCACCTGTCCCTTCTCGAGCATGGCATCTATACCCGCCTGCTGGATGTGTATTACACGCGTGAATCCGCTTTGCCCGATGACCAGGTGGCGCGACTGATTGGTGCACGGTCAAAGGAAGAAAAAGAGGCCCTGCTGGCTGTGCTGCAAGAGTTCTTCCAGCGCACTGAATCAGGCTGGTCCCAGGATCGCTGTGACCGTGAAATCGCACGTTATCTGGACAAGCAAGCGAAGGCAAAAGCCAGTGCAGACGCACGTTGGAGCGCACAACGAACGCAATCCGATGGCAATGCAAACGCATCTACAAACGCAATGCGAACGCAAAGCGATGGCAATGCTCCCAGTAACCAGACACCAGTCTCCAAACCCAAGAGAAGGGGAGCTAAAGCTCCCTTGTCGGCTGAACTGCCGACCTGGATGCGGGCCCTGATCGATCTGTGGCACGAGGTATTGCCGGAATTGCCTGGCGTGGAGGTAATGAACGCCAACCGCCAGCAGGCTGCCAAAGATTTCCGCGACTGGGTTCTGACAACTACTCGCAGAGACGGAACGCGACGCGCAACCAATGATGCCGAATTCCTGAACTGGGCACGTGACTTCTTTACCCGGGCACGTGCTAGCGATTTCCTGATGGGCCGAGGTCCGCGCTCACCAGATCACCAGAACTGGCGCTGCACCTTTGAATACCTACTGTCGGCCAATGGCATGCAGAAGGTCATCGAGCAGACCACCGCCGAGGAACAAACAGCATGACCGCCCGTACCCTGACCGAACCCGAAGTGATGGAAGCCGCGGACAGCGAAATCGCCCAGCTGCGCGTGCCGCCACACAGCATCGAAGCCGAATCCAGCGTGCTGGGCGGCCTGTTGCTGGACAACGGCGCCTGGGACCGCATCGGCGACATCCTGACCGAAGCCGACTTCTACCGCCGCGAGCACAGGCTGATCTTCACCAGCATGGCGCAGCTGATCAACGCCAACAAGGCGGCCGACGTGGTGACGGTCTACAGCCACCTGCAGGGAACCGGAAACGCTGCCGAAATCGGCGGTCTCGGCTACCTGAACTCGCTGGCGCAGTACATGCCCAGCGCCGGCAATATCCGCCGCTACGCCGAGATCGTGCGCGAGCGCTCCGTCCTGCGCAAGCTGGTGGCCGCCAGCGACGAGATCGCCGCCGCCGCCTTCAACCCGGACGGCAAGCCTGTGGTCAACATTCTGGACGAGGCCGAGCAGAAGATTTTCCAGATCGGGCAATCGGCCAAGACGCGCGCCGTCGACGAGTGGCAGAGCGCAGACGACGGGATCACTGAAGTCCTCGATCACATCCAAAAGCGCAGCGACGGCCATGAGGACTTTCTGCCCACTGGCATCACGGCGCTCGACAACAAGCTGGATGGAGGCATGCGCGAAGGCGAGGTCATCGTCATTGCCGGCCGGCCCGGCATGGGCAAGACCAGTCTGGCGCTGAGCATTGGCGAGCATGTTGCCGACAAGCACGACGCGCCGGTGGGCGTGATGTCCATGGAAATGCCGAAGCTGCAGGTCAACAACCGCCGTGCCTCGATGCACAGCAAGGTGCCGCTGCACAAGATCCGGCGCCCGGAACGCATGAGCGACAACGACTGGTCCCAGTTCACGGCCGCCATTGAACGCATGCGCCGCCTGCCGGTCCACGTCACCGATCAGTCGGCGATGAACATCAACCAGGTCAGGGCCAAGGCGCGCGCGCTCAAGCGCAAGAGTGGCCTGCGCGTGCTGGTGATCGACTACATCGGCCTCATGGACGGCACCGACCGCAAAGCCAACCGCGCGACCCAACTGGGCGAGGTTAGCCGCGGCATCAAGGCACTGGCCAAGGAACTAGGTATCACCGTGCTGCTGCTGGCCCAGTTGAACCGCGAAGTCGAGAAACGCACGAACAACAGGCCGATCCTGGCCGACCTGCGGGAATGCGGCGACATCGAACAGGACGCCGACGTCATCCTTTTCGTGCACCGACCCATCGTGGCCAAGCCGGACCTAATGCCGGAATGGAAGTACTACGCCGAAATCATCATCGCCAAGCAGCGCGACGGCGAGACAGCGGACGTCATCGCCCAGTACATCGGCGAACGCACGCAGTTTTCTGACTGGCCGGCAGAGGTCGAAATCCCGTCCAGCAAGGTCATCGTCAAGGGTGGGGGGAAAGCGCTGTGACTGACCTTTTTAACCTACCTACACCAGCCGACCTCGGCCAGTGGTTCACGCCCAGCTGGGCGGCAGAGCAGATCGTGGAACAGGAATTTGCATGGTTGCCGGCCGGCGCCAACGTGGTGGAACCGTCCTGCGGTGACGGCGCCTTCCTGTGCACCATGCCCGAGGCCTGGAACGCAACCGGTGTGGAGATCGACCCCGTGGTCGCCGCACGCGCCCAAGCCGCCAGCGGCCGGCCCGTGATTGTCGGCGACTTCCTTGGTGTGGACCTGACCCACCTCGGGCAGGTGCAGGCCATCATCGGCAACCCGCCATTCCAGGCCGATCTGATCGCGGGCTTCCTGGATCGCAGCGCCCAGCTTCTTGCCGAAGGTGGCCGGGCCGGCCTGATTCTGCCGGCCTATGTAATGCAGACCAGCAGCAAGGTAGAGCGCATGGCTGCCAAGTTCAGCATCAGTCAGAAGATGCTGCCGCGCAACCTGTTTCCGCGTCTCAAGCTGCAACTGGTCTTCGCCACCTTCACGAAGGATCGCGCGCGCCGGCTGGACGGCTTCCTGCTGTACCGCGAGGCTCAGGAAATCCGCGCCATCGAGCAGCGCTGGCAGCAGGCCGTAGCCGGCGCACGCGACACGCGCGGCACATGGTATGGCGTGGTGCACGAAATCATCGTGGCGCTGGGAGGCGAAGCTGATCTGGAGCACGTCTACAGCGCCATTCAGCCCAAGCGGCCAAGCGACAACCCACACTGGAAAGCCAAGGTCCGGCAGGTGTTGCAGCATCCCAGCCGTTTTACACGCATTGGACATGCCCGCTATGCCATCCCTGAAAGGATGACGGCATGACCACCAACACAACCCAACCCGTGCAGGACCAGCCCTGCACTGTTCCCAACATGCCCAAGGTGGCCGAGGTGTTGGTGTTCACAAAGGCTGGACATGCGCCACACGCGCCAGTGCGTCAAACAGCCATTGTGCAAGTCGTCGACTTCTATCCCGCCGACGAAATCATCCGTCGCACGGCAAAACACTGGGAGGTCACATGCTGATCATTGGCGTCGATCCCGGCTTGACCGGTGCAATTTCCCTGCTGTGTGGCCAGCGCGGCCTGCTGGAGTGCGAAGACATCCCGACCTGCGGCAACGGCACGGCCAGCGGCAGCATGCGCAACTGGGTTGACGCCGAGGCCCTGCAGCGCATCCTGGCCAACTGGTCCAGCCGCTACGAGTTCGCCCAACACAGCGTGCGCGCCGCCATCGAGCGCCCGATCCCTATGCCCAAGCTGCCGGCGCAGACCGTGGCCAGCCAGTTCGACACCTTCGGCGTGCTGCGCGCGCTGATCGCCGCCAAGTTGGGTCCGGGCGGCATGCACATGGTCAATCCGCGCGAGTGGAAAAAGTTGTTTGGGCTGGCCAGCGAGAAGGACGCCAGCCGGGCCTGCTGCCTTCGCCTGTACCCGAACGCACCCGTCACCAGGGTCAAGGACCACAACCGCGCCGAGGCCGTGCTGATAGGGCACTGGCTGCTCAAGGAGATTGCATGACGCACCTCCAGCAAACCTGCGCCGACATGCTGAACAGCCAAGAACAGCTGCAGCGCCTGTTCGGTTTCGATCGAGCCAGACTCGCCGGTCGCTTCAAGACACTGCCTGGCATGGTGGAAGGCCTGCGCCATGCCCGGGTGATTCATGAAAGCGAACTGGCCCGGTGCAAATCCATATTGACTGCAGGCTTTCCGGCCGCCAACGATGAGCCGATACCGGGAGAGGCGGCATGAGCATCAAGCATGTCGTCTCCGTCAGTGGCGGCAAGGACAGCTTGGCCACGCTGCTGATCGCCATTGCCAGGTTCGGCCTGGATCGGATCATCGCCATCTTCTGCGACACCGGGAACGAGCACGAACTGACCCACCAGTACCTCGACTATTTGGAGGAACGGCTGGACATCAAAATACATCGCCTCAAGGCAGACTTCACGGAGCAGATCGCCAGCAAGCGGGTGTTTGTGGCGAACGACCAGCGCACGAAGCGGAAATACAAACTGCGCCCGAAGACTGACCAGGCCGGCAACATCGTCTACCGCAAGACCAACGATGGCGACATCCAGCTGCGTATGGTCTGGAAGCGCAAGGGCGGCAAGGACGTGCTTGACCTGGAGGGTGTTCCCAAGATGGTCAAGTGCAGCGGCCAGAAAGTACGCTGGTCCAACAAGGCCAAGCGCCGGGCCCTGTCCGTGCTGCATCCAAGCGGCAATGTCTTCCTGGACCTGTGCCTCTGGAAAGGCCGATTCCCAAGCCGCAAGGCGCAGTTTTGCACTGAAGAACTCAAGCGCAACATGGCAGTCGAGTTCCAGATGGAGCTCATGGACCAGGGCCACACCGTTGTCAGCTGGCAGGGCGTTCGGCGCGATGAGTCGGAGAACCGTCGCAATGCCAAGCGGTTTGAGCGCGTAGCACCCAATCTGTTTATCTACCGACCCATCGTGGAGTGGACTGCTCAGCAGGCGGTCGACCACGCCACGTTAAACGAGATCATGTCCAACCCGCTGTATTCCATGGGCATGGGCCGGGTGGGCTGCTTCCCGTGCATCAACGCCGGCAAGGATGAACTGCGCGAGATGGCACGCCGATTCCCGGCACACATGCAGCGCATCAGCGATTGGGAAATTCTGGTTGGCATGGCCAGCAAGCGCGGGTTTCCCACCTTCTTTGCGGACGGCAACGATGCCAAAGACCGCCGCGAGATCTTCGCTGACCTCAACATCTGGTCCCGCATCGAGTGGTCCAAGACCACCAGGGGAGGGCAGCAGTACAGCCTGCTGAACGATCTGGATGAGTCGGATGGTTGCTCATCGTCCTATGGACTGTGTGAGCAGCCGGAAAGGATGGCCGCATGAGCACCTGCCTCAAGTGTCACAGGCCAATCAAAGACCCAATCCGCTGGGGTGGCTTCGGCCCGGTATGCGCCAAAGCAGTCAAGCCGGTGCCGGAAGTCGAGCGCGACCTGTTCGGGTATGACGTGCAAGCCGCTTCGCTGGCTGCCACGGCACGCCAAGACCTGTTTATTGACGCCAAGGCAGCGCAGGTACAGCGCGAGGTGGATGCCGAGTTCAAGACGGCATGGGCACGGTGGGAGGCACGGGCATGAAACTAACTAAGGCCCAGCGCGAGACCTTGCGAAGCAGGTTCGATGGCCTGTGCGCCTACTGCGGTCAACCGTTGGGCGATCGCTGGCATGCCGACCACTTCGAGAGCGTGCGGCGTAATTTTTGGAAGAAGGACGGCAGCATGGAGCGGCCGGAGAACGACTGCATCGATAACCTGATGCCGGCTTGCCCGCCATGCAACATCGACAAGCACAGCATGAGCCTTGAGGAATGGCGCAAGAAACTGCAGCGCGCATGCGAGGTTCTGAGCGCTCACCAGCCAACTTACCGACATGCCGTCCGCTATGGCCTGGTGCAAGAGACTGGCATGCGCATCGTCTTCCACTTCGAGAAGATGCCCCAAAGTGACGCCGCACGCGGCAATCAGTTGGAGCCGGCCACATGATCCAGTTCTTCTTGGCCGCCTTTGGTCTGACCAGCCTCTATTTCGCCCTGGGCCACAACACGATCCTACGCCGCTGGGCGCCTGTCATCGGGCTGGCTGGACAGCCGTTCTGGGCCATCTTCGCCTGGCAGTCCGAGGGCTGGGGCCTTGGCGTGCTGGTAGCAGCCTACACGCTGGTCTACATCAAGGGCATCTTCATGCAGTGGAGGCGCCAGTCATGAGCACGGCTCTGGAAATCCAGCTGAAGATGGCAGGCTGCGACAAGGTACTCGCACGCATTTCGCGCCGTCTCGAAATCGAGATGAAGGACGTCTTTATCTACGGAATGCACACCGCAATCGGCCGCACAGTTTGCGCGCGCCGAGCCATGAAACTGCGCCGCCGCGGTGAGGACGTGCGCCGATCCGGTATGACATCAACCGGGAAATACCGATATAGCTGGTTGAAGCGCATCCCACCGATGGAGGTCATGCTGCCATGACCAAGCCCTCCAGCATCCTCATTTGCCCAGTCGTAGCCCTTCGCCAGCTGCCGCCGGCCGAGCGCGAGATCGTCAGCCGTTTTCTGTTCCAGAACATCCGAGGTCTGGACGCCCGGCACGACAAGCGCTGGCGCAGGCTGTGGGCGCGCCTGTGGGGCGCCGATGCCGGTGAAGTTCTGCACCTGCTCACCGTGGTGGACCGAAGCGGACCATTCCACCGCCGACACATGAAGTGGGAGCAAAACCTTTTCGAACGCCAGGACCGCTACGTCAACCAAGACCACTTTCGCAACTGGCTCAAGACCGGGGCAGGGTGGGGCGCTTACCAGATGGTGGGTGAGCGAATGAAGTTCATACCGGCCAGCACAGCCTACGAGAACTGCAGCGACGACGAAATGCGCGAGATCCACGAGGCCATGGTTGAGTTCTTGCACACCGATCACGCCCAGCGTCGACTCTGGCCGCAGTTGTCACCGGCTGCGCGCGAGGAGATGGTGGAAACGATTCTTCCCAACCAACAGGAGCATGAGGCATGAAGAAAACGATTGTTGATCTCTGCTATGGCAGTTTTTCCAAAAACATCGAGTTGCGCATTGCACAAGTGGACGGCGAGGGCGATGTAGTGGCATTCGCCAAACAGCTTGAATTCGAGCCGACGCAAGAGGCCTTTGCGCAGGCGGTCCCCGCGACCACCACGCTAAGGCGCGATACCTGCCAGCACCTGATGGACCAGCTCTGGTACCTGGGCTTCCGTCCCGAGGCCGGAGAAATGTCGGTTGGCCAGCTAGCGGCCGTCAACGCCCACTTGCAGGACATGCGAACGCTGGCGTTTGCCCAGCTCAGGGTGCCGAAGCCATGAATACCTTCCTCTTATTCGCCATTGCGTTTCTTGTCGCGGGCATCAACACCCACCGCAAGGCTGTAGATCACGCCAAGCTGTTCCAGTACCCGCCAGTTCTTGGTGACGTGTATTACTGGCTTGGATCGTCGATCGTCATGGGGTTGCTGGCAGTCGTTATGGAGGCCGTATGAGCGAAAACGCCCATCGCCAAGCCTTCGACCTTCTTTGCGACCGAGAGATCGGCCTCGGCATGAGTCGTCAGGTCTTCTCCAGCAAGCTGCTGCCGGACTGCGTGATCAAGATCGAGGAAACACCGGGCCGCTTTCAAAACATCGTGGAGTGGGAGACCTGGCAGCGCGTGAAGGACACACCGTTTTCCGCCTGGTTTGCAGCTTGCCGCTGGATCAGCCCGAACGGGACCATTCTGATCATGGAGCGAACGCGCCAGCCGGCGCCCAGCGAGTTCCCAGACCTGATGCCGGCCTTCCTGTGCGACTTCAAGCGCACGAACTATGGGATGCTGCCGCCCGGCCCGACACGCACGGGCAAAGCCGACTTTCTGGTGTGCCACGACTACGGCACTCACCTGATGTTCGAGAACGGCATGACGAAACGCATGCGCAAAGCCAACTGGTGGGACGAGGAATGAAGCGCAGCGGATTCAAGCCAAAGGTGTACGAGCCGCCGCCGGCCGCTCCGCTGTGCGCGCTGCTGCGCCCGGCGAACGTTGCCCGGGTATCAGCTGTCTTCCGCACGGTGCCCAAGACCGTGGAATACCGCAATCCGCATCTGCTCACGCTAGCCAGGAACATGCCCTGCCTGTTGCGGGTGCCTGATGTCTGCATGGGGAACACCGAAACCACGGTGGCATGCCACTCGAATCTCGGTGTGCACGGCAAGGCCGGCGCGCGCAAGGCGGACGATCACTACAGCGTCTGGGGCTGCATGGCTTGCCACCACTGGCTGGACCAGGACAAGCGGCCAAGTTACGAGGAAAAGGCGGAAACGTTCCTGACGGCACACGCGCGCCAGGTGTTGCAGTGGCGAAAGATAGCCGCCGATCCGGGGCGCGCGCTGCGCGACCGAGACGCCGTGCAATGGGCCCTGCAGCTGCTTGGCACGACAGCAGAGATCCGCTTGACGGTACCGGACCATGTGGAGATTCCAGCTCAGGAGATCGCCGAATGACCATCGCCTCTCTCAAGTCCTGCCCCGACTGCACCCACGCCCTGGCCGACGCCACCTGGCCGGGCTACAACGCCCACTGCCCGGACTGTGACGTCCGCGCCATTGCCAACTGCCCGCCAGAACTGCGCCAGGAGCGTATCGAGCAGATCGAAAGTCAGTGCGGACGGCACGCCGCCCAGGAAGTCCGGCGCCGCGTCACGGCAGAGGTGAACAGAATCCGAGTTTTGGCAGACAAATCAGGCCGAAGCCAAAGCAGATATTGAGCCAGCAGCTATCAATTTAATAGTGAAAGTACACCATGACCATCGACCCCAGCAACACGCCGCCAGACGTTGAAGAGCGTTACAACAACGCCACCAACACCAGCAACCTCAAGGTTGACCCCGAGCGCCGGCTGCCGGCCGACATGTTGATTGCCATGGGCTGGAGCCCGTCACGGCTCGGCGCCGCCCTGATGCGCCTGCACAGCGAATGGGATGGCGCCGAGAAACCGCGACGGCCTACCCGGGAAGCCGTCAACCTGATTTCCGCCAGCCTTGCGCGCGACAAGGACGGCATGGTACGTGTCAGCGATGAACTCCGGTTATCGCCAATCGACGCCGCCCGACGCCAGGCCCACGACTGGTACATGCACGAGCTCAAGATCCTGTTCCAGAAGCTCAAGACCATGCCGGCCGTGCGCCAGCAGCTGCTGCTCTGGGCACAACAGCATCAGATCGACGATCCCGACAACCACGTCGGCGAAGTGCTGTCATGGTGGCTGGACCATACCTGCCCGGCATGCGAAGGCCGAGGCAAAGAACTGATCCCGGGCACGCCGGTGAAGTCGCACCGTGACTGCAAGGAATGCCGTGGCACCGGTGAGTCGAGGATTCCATGGCGGCAGAACGATCCCCAGTACCAGCTGGACAGCAGGACCATGCTGCGCCACATCGACGACTGCATTGCCACGGCACGCAATGCGCTGAAACAACGGCTGCACCAAGTCGGCAAACAAAAAACCACGGCACCCTCTTGACAAGGCCGATGTGGCTACGATAATTCCAGCACCGAGTCAAGTACACCTTGCTCAAGGTGTCACCCTCGCACAATGGCATAACGCCTAGGACCACTTCGATGACCTGCCCGTAGCGGCATCGATGGAAGCTATAGGGACAGGTGCCTCTTGATTTCTCAAGCGCCAGCGAGCTACAGCGTTAGTTCAAAGCCAAGAATGCCAGCGATGAAATAGTCGCTGGAGGTTGGGGGTACAGACCGAAATCCCTACGCCGCCCTGAAATACTGGGTAATTCGCTGGAAGGGTTAGAGAATTTCCAAGCCACCCACTGCGGTGGCTTTTTCTTTTCCGCGTATCCGATTAGGGTGCGTGGCCGGCTCAAATAGTGGGGTCGATGGCCGATCGCCGGCGGACCAACCATCGCCCACGACTTCAAAACTGGAACGGCCTCAGATCGGAGCCAACGAGCAGGGTTAAGCGATCCACCAGCATTGCGGCTCGGTGGCTGGCGCCTGCGGCATACATCGGGCAGAAACGCTGGTGCAATACCGCCGGATCGAGTAACCGGCATCATTTCCGCGCAATAGCTCAGCCCGGTAGAGCACCTGGTTCATAGCCAGGATGTCGGTGGATCGAAGCCACCTTGCGCAACCATTCGTCAGGCAACACCCCACACCCGGCCGTCACGCGCCCGTCAGGGCCTGGCCACGAGGGGCGCCCTGCGAAGCCAGAGCGGATCTCAGTGGCATCGTTACATCCGCAGTCCAGCACAAGGAAGCCTGCCGCGCCCTGAGTCTCCCGGCCCGCCAGGCATGGGGCTGCACACACCCAGTTGTCTCCTCTGGTTAGGCAAGCAGTTGCCACGCCCAGATTGCCCGTCCGTGACTCCAACCGGACGGGCCTTTTTATTCAGGAGTGCACGATGCGAATCATCCTATCCCTGCTTTTGTGCCTCCACCTGCTGCTGCCGATGGCAGTGTGGGCGCAGGAATCCGCCAAGGCCAAGAACCCGCTGGACTACAGCTTGAGCCAGTACGGCCTGATGCTCGGTGTTGCCTTGCTGGGCGGCATCGTGGGCTGGTGGGGAAAGGTTCGCAAAGGTGAGTTGCCGGCATGGAGCATTCATCACCTGATCGGCGAGCTCGTGACCAGTGCCTTTGCCGGCCTGCTCTGTTTCTGGCTATGTGAGCTCTCGTCGGCACCACCGCTGTTGACGGCAGCGCTGACAGGCATTTCAGGCCACATGGGCGCCAGGGCCCTGACCATGTTCGAAGAGTGGGGAAAGGCCAAGTTCCCCGGCGTAGGAAAACGGATCGATTGATTCCCGTCCAAGGAGATCGCCATGAAGCTGATTCTCGCCGCTGCCGTCCTCTCGCTGGCTACCGTAGCCACAGCGCAAGAGAAATCCGAAGTCCAGGTCAGCCCTGAAGTGGCGGCCAAGTGTGAAGCCGAAGGCGGCTGCATGCTGATCAGCCGTGCCCGCATGACCACCGTCATGCGTGACGTCTTCCAGGGCGGCGTCGAGGAAGGCCGGAAACAGGCCCAGGCCGCCGGCAAGACGTGCCGTAAGGATATCTGACATGGAACTGCTGTTGCAGCGCATCACGCCGCCTGGCCAGCCCAGGACGTTCGGCAAGTTGCTTGCTGCCGACGAACACCAACTCTGCTACACGCTGGAAGACGAGGTGCGCGAAGTACCTGGCGTGCCAGTGGCCGACTGGAAGATCAAAGGCGCCACGGCGATCCCGGCTGGACGCTACCGGGTGACGCTGGAGTTCAGCGGGCGCTTCGGTGCCGACACGCTGACCATCAATGACGTGCCTGGCTTCCAGTACATCCGCATGCACGCCGGCAACACCGAGAAGGACACCGAGGGCTGCCCGCTGCTTGGCATGGAGATCGACCCCCACGGAATCGTGGGTGGAACCAGCCGGCCCGCCGTGAAGCTGGTGCAGTTCGTTGTGAGTGACGCCATCAAGCGCGGCGAGGAAGTCTGGCTGACGATCTGCAACCACACGGAGCAGACATGAACCCGCTGGGCATCATCCTGGCCATCAGCCTGATCGCCAACGCCTTTCTGGGCTATGCCTACCTGGGCCAGCGCGACACCGCCGTGGAAGCCAAGACAGACGCCAAGCACGTCGAAGCCGCAGCCCAGGAATGCAGCCAAGGCACCGAGCAGCTGCAGCAGCAGGGCAAACAGCGAGAAGCCGATGCCGCTCCGAAGCGCGCCGCCGCCGCCAAGAAGTCCGACGAGCACAACCGCGCCGCCGACCGGATCCTGACAACGCCGCCAGCCGTACCCGGCGATGCCTGCGCCAGCGCCCAGACGGATCTCGATGTCTGGTGGACGGGGAGGGCGAAGCCATGAAGTTGATCCTGATCGCCGCCGCCTTGGCTCTGGCCGGCTGCGCCACAACGCCGGGCATTGCCACCGTGAATGTGCCTGTCCCCGTGGAATGCCGGGAGACGGTGCCCGACCGCCCCGTCATGCCGACCGAGCAGTTCACCGAGAAGCCGGCCCTGGACGTATATCAGCGCGCCGCCCGTGCCGAGATCGAGCGCCGCGAAGGCTACGAGATCAAGCTGCGCACCGCCCTGGAAGCCTGCACGGCCCCCATCAAACTCACGAACCAACCGGAGACCCCATGAGCCTGCAACCCCTGCACGACCGCGTAATCATCAAGGTGATCGAAGCCGAAACCAAGACGCCATCCGGCATCGTGCTGTCACCCGGCGCCGAAGAGAAGCCAACCCAGGGCGAAGTCTTGGCCGCCGGCCCCGGCCGTACGAATGAACGCGGCGAAGTCATCCCGATGTCCGTGAAGGCAGGCGACCGCGTCCTGTTCGGCAAGTACAGCGGCCAGACCGTCACGGTAGGCGGCGAAGAAGTCGTCGTCATGCGGGAAGAGGAACTGATCGCCAAGGTGGTGTGACGTCGGAGTCGATATGGCCACCGCCAAGAAGAAGCCAGTCGCCAATAAACCCTGTCGACCGGCTGCCAAAGCCCAGAGCGCAGTAAAGCCGGGGAAGTCCAAGACCGCCAAGCCGGTCGAAACCGAACCAGAAGAGTCGGCACCAAAGCTGACGGAGTTGGAAGCCGCCTTCGTTGAGCAGTACCTGATCGACAAGAACGGCACCAGGTCATACCTTCGTGTGAAGCCAAACGCCAAGGAAACAACTGCCAGGACAGAAGCAAGCAAACTTCTTGCAAAACCTAATGTCAGGGCGGCGCTGGATCAGGCAAAGATCGAACAATCCCAACGCATCGGCATGACCGCCGACGACGTGGTGCGCCAAACCATGGCGATCGTGCAGGCTGACGTCCGTGAACTGGTCGAGATCCGCGTCAGCTGCTGCCGCTACTGCTGGGGCGAAGGCTACCGGTACCAGCGCACGGCTGCCGAGTTCGAGCGCGCCGAGGAAATGGTGACCAGACTGAACGAGGAACTGGTGGCGGCCGGCAAGCCTGGTGTCAAGACATTCGATCCCCAGGGCGGCATCGGCTACGACAAGCGCCGCGACCCGAATAAGGACTGTCCGGAGTGCTTTGGCGAAGGCGAAAGCCGCGTCGTCATCAAGGACACCGCCAAACTGAGCCCGGCCGCTGCCCGGCTGCTGGCCGGCATCAAGCAGAGCAAGGAAGGCATCGAGATCAAGACCCACTCGGTCGACTCGGCCATGAAAGACCTGTTCCGTCACTTCGGGCTCTATAACGACAAGGTTGAGCTCACCATGCCGACGGCTGTGGTCAAGGACATGACGGGGCGCAAAGGCTGATGGCTGCCGAAGTCGAGTTCCTGTACAAGCCACAGGGCCCCGTGCTGGAGGACTACATCCTGAGCGATGCCCAGCGCACGATGCTGATGGGGCCGCTGGGTTCCGGGAAGACGAATGCCAGCTGCTGGAAGGGCTTTCGCATCAACAACGGCCAGCAGCCTGACAGTAACGGCGTGCGGCGCGTGCGCGGCGTTGCGGTGAGAAACACCTATCCCGACCTTTTCGGAACCACGATCAAGGATTGGCTGGACTGTTTCGAGCACCTGGGGAAGTTCAGCAAGGGCGGTCTGGAGCCTCCGACGCACTACATGAAGTACCGGCTTGAAGACGGCACGACCGTCGCGGCCGAGGTCATGTTTCTGGCCCTGGACCGCGAGGATCACGTCAAGAAGCTGCGCGGCATTCAGGCCACTTGGGGATGGCTTAACGAGGTCAAGGAAATCCCGTTCAGCGTGGTCGAAATGCTGGACCTGCGCATGGGGCGCTATCCCAAGGACGTGCGACCCACGTGGTACGGCATCTTCGGCGACACCAATGCACCGGATACAGACCACTGGTACTACCGCATGGCCGAAGAGGTACGGCCTGAAGGATGGCGTTTTCTGCGACAGCCTGGCGGATTGATTCGCAAGAGCCCGGATTCACCGTGGCAGTTGAACCCGCAGGCCGAGAACATCCAGAACCTGCCAAAGGACTACTACGTCAAGGGCGCCCAGGGCAAAGCCGATGCATGGATCTCTGTCAACCTGGCCAACGAATACGGCTTTGTCACCGATGGCATGCCGATCTGGCCGGACTACGTGGACAGCGTGCACTGCAAGCCATTTGAGCTGATCCCCGGTCTACCGCTGCATATCGGCCTGGACTTCGGCTTAACGCCAGCGGCAAAGATCGGGCAACGAATGGCCAATGGGCAGTGGCGCTCTCGCTACGAGGTTGTGACCACGGATACCGGAGTCGCCAGATTCGCCGGAATCCTCAAGACATTCTTGTCCGAGAAGTGTCACGGATTCAAGATCGGCAGTATCACAGGCGATCCTGCTGGCGACCAGCGCCAAGCCGGCGACAACGAAGAGCGAACAGTCTTTCAACTGCTGGCGGCCAACGGGATACAGGCCCAGCCGGCACCGTTCAACAACGATTTCACAATCCGCACGGAAGCTGTGGCCAAGCCGCTGCGCACCATGATCGACGGAGAGCCTGGCTTCCTGCTGCACCCCGACTGCAAGGTGACGCGCAAGGGCATGCAAGGCGCCTATAAGTTCCGCCGCCTCAAGGTGGCAGGTGACGAGCGCTATGAGGAACACCCGGTGAAAAACGCTTACAGCCATCCCTGTGAAGCGCTGCAGTACATGCTGCTGGGCGCAGGGGAAGGCGAGATGGTGATTCGCGGAAACAGTGCGGAGAAGTCCAAGGACGCCGCGGCTTACCGTGCCAAACGAGGTCTTCGATGAACAAACCAACCCCGCAATATGACGATCGAGAGGCTGGTGCTGGCCGCGACTTCGCCGGTGCTGGCGCGTTCAGTCTCTACGCCCTTGAGCGCATGCTGCGCGACTGCGCAGAACAGCCTGAGTGGAGGCTACGCGCCAAGCTGTGCGCCGCCTACTACGACGGCAAGCAGCTGACCGAACTGCAGCGGTGGAGGCTGCGCCAAGAGGATCTGGAAGAGCGCGCCATCAACCTGATCCGGCCTGTCATCAATTCCGTCCTGGGTCAGGAGGCTAAGAGCCGCACCGATGTGCGCGTGGAAGCCGATGACGATGACCACGCCGATGTAGCAGAAGTGGCTAGCGCCAAGCTCAAGGAAGCCGAACGTGAGACTTGCGCCCATATGGCCGTCAGCGAAGGCTATGCGTCCATGGTCAAGAAAGGCCTTGGCTGGGTGCACGTCGGCCGCAACAGCGACCCGCTGGCATATCCCTATCGCTTCGAGGCCGTTCCGATCGACGAAATCTGGTGGGACTGGCGCGGTCAGCGTGGCCCGACGATGCTGGACGGCTGCCGCTGGCTGGTCCGCATGCGTATGGTCGACCTGGATGAGGTCGAAGCCGCCATGCCGCAGTTCAAGGAGATCCTGCGCCGCAGCGTCAACGGATGGGAGAACGCCATTGACATCGATGGTGCCCACGTCGGCCAACCTGAACAGATCGAGATCAGAGAGGCTTTCTACAACGAACGCCGATTCAATCTGACGGTGAGCAAATACGAATGGGTTGACAGCGCCCGCAAGATGATCAGGCTCTACGAGGTCTGGTATCGCGTGCCTGCCACTGTTGCCGTGCTGCACCTTGGCCCGACAAAGAGGGTGGCATACGACGAACGTGACCCGCGCCACGTGCAGGCTGTCAGCCGCGGCCTGGTCAAGATCAGCAAAGGAATCACGTCCCAGGTCCGCCGCGCGCTGTACGCTGGACCGCATCGCCTGCTGGACGAGGCCACTACCAAGCGCCGCTTCCCCTACATCCCGTTCTTCGCCTTCCGCGACGACGAGGATGGCAGCCCCTACGGCTTGATCGACGGCATGATCGCCCCGCAGGATGAATACAACGAGCGCCGCCACCGGATCCAGTGGATGCTCAAGGCCCGCCAGTTGCAGATGGACAGTGACGCACTGGACACGGACTACAACACCATCGCCGACATCGCCGACACCGTGATGCGGCCCGACATGGTGGCAATCACCAACCCGCAACGTGCAAACAAGAATCAGGCAGCCATCAAGATCAGCAGCGATCTGCAGATGCAGCCAGAGCAATTCAACGTGCTCGCCGACAGCAAGCAGCTGATCCAGGACACCGCCGGCCGTTACGCCAGCCAGCTCGGAAACCGCCCAGCCGGCGTCACAAGTGGCGTCGCCAACAGCCTGCTGATCGAGCAGGGTGAACAGGCAATGGGCGAAATGAACGACAACTACGTCTACGCACGCCGGGGTGCTTTCGAGTGCCTGGTCGACGAGATCGTAGAAGACCTCAGAGAAGAGCGCATGCGCGTGCCAATCGGTACCGGGAAAACCCGGCGCATCGTGGTCCTCAACGACTGGAATGCTGAGACCGGAATGCCAGTCAACCAGGTCAAGGACGCCAGCATCAAGACCGCACTGGCAGAAACACCGAACACGCCGGCCTACCGCCAGCAACTCCAGCAGCAACTCGCCACCATCATCCAGTCACTTGGCGCCAATCCGAAGGCGACCGCCATCCTGGCGCCGGCCTACATCGAAAGCACCAACCTCAACAACCGCCAAGAGGTTGCCGACAGCCTGCGCAAGGCCGAGGGTCTTCCCATTCCGGGCGACAAAGCCGGCCAAGCCAAGGCCGACGCCATGCAGGAACAGTTGGTCACCCAGAAGATGCAAAACGAGCAGGCGTTGGCAGATGCCCAGCGCGATGTGCACGTCTCGACGGCTGAACGCAACCGTGCCAGCGCTCGCCAATCCACGGCGGCAGCACAACTGATCGAGAGTCGGATCCAGGCCGGAGTCCCGCAAGCCGAGGCCGCCGAGAAGTTTGCGCGAGCCGATAACGGTGTCAACGAAGACGACGTGATTGCCGAAGCGCTCGCCGAAGCAGATCCATCTCCAGCCATCTGACCGAAGCAAAACCAACTTCAAGAACCCGCCACCAGGCGGGTTTTTTGTTTCCGAGCCGCCCGCGCGTGAGCCACGCACGCGGGTGTGTACGCAGTGGCAGCCACTGGCAGCGAGTCGTCCACGACGCCGGTGTGAACCCCAGGACGGAGGCCTTTGGCCGCGGTGACTGACCGTAAACAGCAAGGAGTGAAACGTGAGCAAGTCTGAGCAATCCAGCCATCCGGCATTCGATGCCGAAGAGCAGCAGATCCTGTCTGTTCTCAAGCCGGAAGACGGCGATCCCGTGAATGACGCCCATGACGGGCAGCCGGGTGAAGCCAAACCGGAAGCCGCCCCAGTTGGATCCGAACCAGCCGCGCCTGCCGCAGCGAACACCGAAGCCAAACCCGGCGAAGGCGCAGCGGATGCCAAACCTGGCACGGAAGCCGATAAACCGGCGCAGACGGCAGCACCTGTGCAGGAAAAGCCGCAAGGCGACACCCGTGCAGCGTTGCGCGCCGCGCGCCAGTCAGAAAAGCGGCTGCGTGATGAACTGGCAGAAGCCAACAGGACGATCGAGCAACTCAAGTCCGGTGATCTCCCAACTGACACCAGTGTCAGCGAGGAAGAACTGGCTCAGCTCGAAGCCGACTTCCCGGCCATGGCCAAGGCAATCCGCAATCAGCAGGCTCTGGAACGCAGACTTCAAGAACTCACGGCGCAATCCAAGTCGACGACTGAGCAAGACGAATTCCAGCCTCTGGAGTACGCGCCAGCCGTACAGATGGTGATTGACGACGTGCCCGATCTGCTGGCGTGGCAACACGACCGCAACGCGCAGGACAAGTTTCAGCGCGCCATCGAGTACGACAAGGCGCTCACCGTCGACCCCGACTGGAAAGACAAACCCGCTGTCGAACGCTTCGCAGAAGCCGCGCGTCGCACGCGCGAGAAGTTTGGCATGTCGGCCGCTGTGCCCACTCCTTCCGCAGGCCAAGCGCCTGCAGCCAAAACACCCGTCGACCCCAACGTGGCGCTCGCCGAAGCCCAGGCCTCTGGCCCCAAAGGCATCAGCGACTTCCGTGGTGGGGCTCCCGCAAGTTCGCCGTCGCTCAACTACGAAAACATGAGTGACGAGGCCGTCATGGCTTCGTTGCCTATGGGTGATTGAGCGCGGTACTTCTTTTATAGGAGTTCTCAATGTCTCAAACTTCCGTGCCCAAGGGCGCTGCCCTGGCAAACAAACAATTCTCCCGCGCGCTCTCGGCAATGGCCGTGCGCCAGCCCACGCCGATCCAGGCGCTGACCGGTCCCATGCCCACGCATGACGCCGCGATGCGCAAGCTCAAGCAGCAAACCACGACCGAAATGCCGGTGGTCCGTGTCGATGAACTCGCCAAGGGTCCCGGCGACATCGTGCAGGTCGACTGCGCACACGTCGTCAAGCTGCGTCCCGTCATGGGCGACAAGAACGCCGAGGGCCTGGGTGCTGCGCTCAAGTACAGCTCCAAGGACATCACGCTGGACATGGCCACGCTTCCGGTTTCTGCCGGCGGCAAGATGACCCAGCAGCGCACGCCCCACAGCATGCGTCTGAATGCCCTGGCGCAGTTGAAGCGCGCCATCCCGGCGTTTCGCTGGCAGCGTGCCTTGACCCTGCTGGCTGGTGCGCGCGGCAAGCAGGACGGCACCGATTGGGTTTTGCCTCTGGCAACCGATCCCGAGTTCGCCGACATGATGGTCAACGCGATCAAAGCGCCGACCTACAACCGGCACTGGGTCGTTGACGGTACCGGCCTGGTACAGGGCGGCGCTCAGCTGGCCAGCGTCGACACCGCAGACGGCATGAAGCTGTCGCACATCGACGAGCTCGCCGCGATCTGGGACGAGATGACCATCAAGATGGCTCCGATCCAGATCCCGGGCGACCCGGCAGCTGGCGATGACCCCATCAAAGGCATCCTGCTGGTAGATCCGCTGGTGTGGGACTCCATCGTGACCGACACGACGGCTGGCAACAACATCCGCACGTTCGAGCAGAACGCGATTCAGCGCGCCCGCTACGGTGATCTGAACCGCCACCCTCTGTTCAGCGGCTCGCCGATCCTCTGGAACGGTGTGCTGGTGCGCAAGATGAACTACGCCATCCGCTTCGACGCCAGCGACGCCGTGGCACACGTGACGGCCGCCAACCGCCTGGCTGCAACGGAAACCAACGTGACCGTGGCCGCTGGCCTGTCGACGACTCACCAGGTTGCACGCTCGATTTTCCTGAGCGCGCAGGCCCTGGCCCTGGTGTCCGGTGGCAACCAGACCAGCGAGGAAACCTACTCGCTGCTGGAAGCCAAAACCAACTTCGATCGCAACCTCGAACTGGCCGGCGAAATCATGGGTGTCGAGGAAAAGCTGCGCTGGGCCCTGCCCAATGCGGACGGCGACAACGAAGTCACCGACTTCGGCGTGGCCGTGATCGACAGCGTGGTCAAGAAACGCAGCGTCTAAGTGATGCCTGACGGGGCTTCGGCCCCGTCACCCAGCGGCACCCGTGTCGCTCTTCGTGTTCAACTTTCAAGGAGCCAAACATGGCAAATCTCTATGGCAAGAAGGCAAAAGCGCCTCAAATCATGCCCGTCGACGGCTGCGCCGTCATCATCGATGACAGTATCTCGCTGGCCGCCAATCCGGCAGCTGCTGATGTCATCAACTTCCGCTTGCCCGGTGGCCTGCGCCTGGGCATGCTGGATATCCGCAGTGATGACCTCGACACGAACGTCTCCCCGGAGCTTGTGTTCAGTGTCGGCTATCGCCCAGTGGATTCCGGCTCGTCACTGGCTGCAAATGCAACGTACTTCGCTGCTGCTGGCCAGACTATCGGACAGACTGGCGGCACGCTGCATTGCTCGTTCAAGCCTATCAAGTTCGAAGAGGATGTCTATGTGACCCTGACGATCGGGACCGATTCCGCCACCTTTGCGGCTGGCGACATTGGCATGATCGCCGTTGGGGCTGCCGAAGGCGTCAAGTAACAGCTGCCGCGCTGTTCGCGGCTATTGAAAGGGGCCGGTCTGCATGTTGGATCGGCCCCTGTCTTTCGGAGTTACCCATGAAACTCAAGTACATCGGCAAGAAAGAACAAGGTCATACCACGTTCACCAAGCTGACTGGAATCGTATGGTTTCCCGGCGATGAAAACGAAGTCAAGGATGAGCACGCCAAGGTGCTGCTGCGTCACCCCGACGCCTTCGAAGCCGTGGCCGAGAAGACTGCCGCCAAAGGCCGGACCACAGACGCCGTCGTCACGCTGACGCCAGGTGCCGAAGTTGGGGCCAGCAAGACCGACCCGCTGACCGGCATGGATGACGCCGCCGTGCGCGCCTTCGCCAAGGCCAAGGGACTGAAGATCATCGGCATCGGCGTGCTCAAGGGAAAGAACCTGCGCGCCAAGGTCATGGCCGCCTTGCCGAAATAAGCCATGGCACGGACAGTCGCAGAGGTCATGACGTCGGCCATCCCGACGCTCAACGACGCCGATCAGACGCGCTACCCCGAGGCCGAGAAGATCGGCTTCGTGGTGGACGCCCTGAACATGATCAGGAACGTGCGTCCCGACCTGTTCATTGGCAAGTTCTCGACAGCCATAGGAACGCTGGCACCGACTTCCGTGCTGCCCGTCAACGATCAGTTCTTCCGGCCAATCGTGGATTACGTCATTGCGCGCTGTGAGACCAAGGATGACGAACACGTCGTCAGCGCCCGGGCTGAATTCATGGCCAAGCTGTCCATCGGATACCTGACATGAGCAAGCCACTCGCCGACTTCTACGACCACCTGCTGCCGGAGCTTCCAGGCTGCACCACGGAGCTGCTGGATCACCACCTGCGCAGCGTGGCCCGGGAGTTCTGTCACCGGACATCGGCCTGGCGCCTGCCTTTTGATGACGTCGACACCGCGGCTGGCGTGGCCACCTATGACCTGATCCCTTCGGAGTCCGAAAGCGATGTCGTGCGTCTGACCAAGCTGACGGTCAACGGCACACTGTTGTGGCGTGACGCCGACGAAAACCGGCCAGGCGAGGATACGACGACGCCTGCCTACAAGCGCGAGTCACCACCGTTTTCGGTATCAGTAGACAACCTGCAGATCATGCTGGCCGCCGACGAGATTCCGTCGGCCGCTGTGGCAGCCGGCCTGAAAGTCGTCGGTGCCTTGAAGCCATCGGCATCAGCACGCCGGCTACCCGATTTCCTGCTGAGCGAAGCCATTGAGGCCATCCGCGCCGGCGTGCTGTCACGCCTCATGCTGATGTCCAAAAAGCCGTGGACGGATCGTGAGCTCGCCGTGTTCTATCAGGGCAAGTGGAATCAAGAACTGAATTTCTGGGCATGCCAGACCCAGCGCGGCAACACCCGCCAGATCCTGCGCGTGAAGAGCTGGGGCTGAGTCGCCATCTGGCCGCCACAAACTGAATAGAGGCCTTGCATGACAGCACCAATCCACGACTTCACCGGTGACTACGCCTTCGAACAGGGCGCAACATTAAACCGTCGCCTGATCTGGAAGGACTCCAACGGTGTCGTCATCAACCTGACCGGCTACACGGCCCGCATGCAGGTCCGACAAAGCGTATCGTCAGCCGTGAAGCTGATGGACCTGACCACCGAGAACGGTGGCATCGTGCTCGGTGGCAGCGCGGGAACCGTCGACATCAAGGCCACAGCCGCCGCCATGGCCGCCATGACGTGGAAGCGTGGTGTCTACGACATCGAGCTGATCAGCGCAGACGGTACCGTGACGCGCCTGCTCTCTGGTGACGTCGAACTCGTACCCGAGGTAACGCGGTGAGCGATGAAGTCGTCGTCGTCAGCGCAGACGGCATCGTCGTCGTCCAGGAAACCGCGCCGGCCGACGTTGTTGTTGTCGTAGACCCAAGCCACCCTGTCGTTGTCGTTGAAGCCCAGGGCCCACAGGGACCGGTAGGAGACGTCAACCCCGAAATGGTGGTGCTCAGGGATGAAGCCCAGCTCGCCGCCACCAGTGCCGCGGCATCAGCGGCGGCAGCAGCCGGTGCCGTGTTGGGCGCTGTCCTGGCGGGATTGTCCACGGCTACCAATGCCGTCATCACGGCTGCTGACAGCGTTCTCTCGGCCTTCGGCAAGCTGCAGAAGCAGATCAGCGACAACCTGACGACACTAAGCGGTCATATCGGCAACAGCAGCAATCCGCATGGCGTCACCAAGGCGCAGGTAGGACTTGGGAACGTCGACAACACCAGCGATGCCGATAAGCCAGTCAGCTCGGCTACGGCCACTGCACTGGCCGGCAAGGCATCCGCCGGCAATGTGGCGCCGGACACCCACGCCGCTACCGCCAAGACCACGCCCGTCGATGCCGATGAATTCCCTCTTGTCGACAGCGAGGCGTCGTTTGCACTTAAAAAGACTACCTGGGCCAACATCAAGACGGCGTTGGCGTCGATATTCGCAACCTCTGGAGCCAATACTGACCTGACCAGTATTGCCAACGTCACTAGCTTGCGGGGTAACTCACTTGCGGCGTTATCTGCCTCCATTGCCCTGGCTGGTGTCGACGGCATCAATATCATTTCAGACAGTTCGGGTAGCACGACGCCATCCGTTGCCGGACTCAATGCCTTCCCGATCGGCGTCTACACGAATACCAACAACGGCAGCTTCACGATCACGAACTTCACCGGGGCCAAGACGGGACAAATCGTTGTCGTCGTGCAGCAGGGCACAGGCACATTGACCGTCAACCGCAGTAATGCCTATCTCGACGGCGGCGCAGACCAGGCACTTGGCATGCACGATGCCATCATTCTGCTGAAGATTACCTCCGCCTACTGGTACCAGATCGGCAGACTCAACGCCAATTCGTAGGGTGTGAAATGTACAAACTGATTTTCGAAAAGGAACCCGTCATTCGCTTGTCGGATGGTTCCGTCATCGGTGTCGATACGCCTGAATATCAGGACTATCTGGCTTTTGTAGCCGGTGGTGGGATACCACAGCCAGCCGATTTGCCCGACATCGAGCCAATAAAGTGCAAATCGATCGAAAAGGTGAAGCAGCTACGCCGCATCGTATTCGCGGCGCTGGCCGGATTGCAATCTGAGGCAAGCGCCAAAGGACTGGATGCCTTGAGGCGATCGACAGACCCGGCGCTCACCCAAGGCGAACGCGATGCGGCCAAGGCCGAAGCGGATTCCTACTGCAGCACGGCTTCCGGCATCATTCCTGTGCAGTTGGCATTGCGCAATCTGACTGATATCGACCTGTCGGGATGCCAGACCAAAGCCGATGTCGAAGGCTGCTTCCTCAATGCGTGGAGCGCCATCGTTCAGATCACGCCTGAAAACGTCAGAACCGCATTCAACGGAGTCATCTGATGGACACCTGCATTGCCTTGGTAGTACTGACGGCAATGCTGATCTGTCGTGTTGATGTCCTTCTGCTGATTCTCAAGCCGGCGCTGGCATTCGAAGACGGCAAGACATGGAAATGGCTTTGGCTGACCGTCATCGCCTGGATCATTGACGTCGTGGCCGCACATACGACGTGGGCCTTGGTAGCGGGTTGGCCACGGCGCAACGCATGGACGATCAGCCAGACGCTGGAATACCTGGCACACCCCAGCAATTCAAGGCACCCAGACTACCTCTTGTACTTCCAACTCGCCGAGAAGATCAATCGCGCCAGCCCTACCGGGCGTCATATCAAGTCAGTGCTGAGCCACTGACAGCCAACTGAATCGATCACCAAGAAACCCGCCTCGCGCGGGTTTTTTCATGGGGTAACGACAATGACACAACTCTTCAAAGACGACGCCAGAGCCTTGCTGACGTCACCGATTCTGACGTCCGACACGACGATCACAATCGAGTCCTCGAATGCCGACAAGTTTCCGGTGGCGAATACCGGAACCGATGCCGTCAACACGGCTGGCAAAGACTGGTTCAAAGCCTCGATTGAGAACACGGCCGGCGAGATCGAAGTCGTCTATGTCAGAACCCGTGCATTGGCAAGCGGCGTTCTCAGCAATGTGATTCGGGCTCAAGAAGGGACAACTGCCATCGCATTTGCTGCCGGTTCCGTGATGGAGCTGCGCATCACTGCCGCCGACATCGAGGCTGCCCTTGCTACGCCGGCTATCGTAGCCAGCTACCTGAAGTTCATGGTCCCCGTCGGCGGCGTCATCATGTATGACGGTCTACTGGCCGACTTGCCATCCAACTTCAAGGTCTGCGATGGCACGAACGGCACGCCTGATCTGCGAGACAAGTTCGTTCCCGGCGTCAGTGCAACAAGACCATTGGGAACTACTGGTGGATCGGCTGATGCCACCCTGCCAACCCATAACCACGGCTTTTCTGGAACGACAGGCATTGAAGATGCGTTGCATAACCACGCCGCCACGGTAAACGACCCAGGACATTTGCATAGCTACAACATTGTGAGCGGAGACGGCGGTGACGTCAGCATCAGCGGCGGGCTGCGAAGAAACACAACGGACAACACTTCGAGCGCTACAACTGGAATTACAGTTTCAGTTGGGTCTGAGAGTGCGTACCACCGACACGGCTACGACGGAACAACATCATCGGCAGGCACGTCGGCTACCAACGCGAATCTGCCGCCGTTCTACGCGCTCTACTACATCAAGAGGGTTTCATGACCGGCATCGCCATCCGCGCTTTCCGCGGCGAGGTGCCGCGCGCGTCGGAACGCCTGCTGCAGGACAACCAGGCTCAGCGCGCCCAGAACTGCAAGATCACGTCGGGGCGCATTGACCCCATAAACGGCCTGGGGCTTGTCCACACGTCTCTGGCGTCGGCAATTGCCACCATGTACCGCTACCGGTACAACGACACCTACAACTGGCTGGTGTCAGGCAAGACCATCGACGTGTCACGCTCTCCGGTGGCACAGGATTCCCTGGGGCGCTTCTATTACACCGGGGATGGTGAACCCCGAATGAGCACCTATGCCGACGCCATTTCAGGCGGTGGACCGTATCCAATGGCCTGGTACGTGCTGGGCGTGACGCCACCAGTCACGGCCATGTCGATCGCGGTCACCGGTGGCGTCGGCACCAATGAGGACCGCGCCTACGTCTACACCTTCAAGACCAGATTTGGCGAAGAGTCCGGGCCAAGCCCGGCAACCTTGAAGACGGGAAAGGTAGACGGCAGCTGGGACATCACCGGCATGGATGCGGCGCCACCGAACAGCGGCACGATATCGGCGGCCGTCAAGGACACGCCAGCCGCAGGCCAGGTGCAGGTGACTCTCGATACTGTCTTCGGACTTGCCGCCTACGAGGAAATCACGTTCGCCGGTGTCGGCGGCATGACCGATCTCAACGGCACCTTTGCCCTGGTCAGCGTGGATGCCGCCACCAACAAGGTCGTGGTGACATTGACGACGACGCAGACCTACAGTGCCGGAGCCGATACCTGGGCGCGCGTGGCGCCACACAACACTACGAACATGAAGAAGTGCATCTACCGCTCGGTGGGCACGAATACAGATTACAAGTTTGTCGCCGAGATCGCGGCGGCAACGACGTCCTACAGCGACACGATTCCGGCTGCAACGGTTTCGCTCAACGCTTCGATCACGACGCTGGACACCTTGCCGCCGCCGAAGAACATGCACAGCCTTACCCTGCTGGCCAATAACGCCATGGCGGGACTGGCAGGAAATCAACTCTGCCTATCCGAGCAGGGCAAGCCATACTCTTGGCCGCTGAGCAATCGCTATTCTTTCCCCGGCACCGGTGTGGCGCTATGTGCGTCCGGAAATTCGGCTCTCATCCTGACTGACGGCTTCCCCTACGTGGCCACGGCAACGGTGCCGGAGGCTGCCAGCGTCGGCAAGATTCCCGGCGATACCGTGGCTCCGTGCCTGGCGAAACGCGGCGTCGTGGACATCGGAGGCGGGGCCCTGTATCCCAGCCATGACGGGCTCTATCTGGCGACGCCAAGCGGTGTCAGGAACATCACCGAGAACCTCTTCAAGTTCGACGAGTGGAAGCGGATGTACCCGGCCACGTTCAAGGCGGCGTATTTTGACAAACGCTACTACGCCATGCACCAGACAGACGCCGGTGAGCAGGACCGAATCCTGTCGCTCGACGTCAGTGAGCCAGACAGCATCGTCGAAGTGACCGAGCAGGTCGATGCCATCTACGCCAATCCATGGGATGGCCTGATGTACGTTGGCAAAGGCAACAAGATCTACCAATGGGATGCCGACGCCAACAATCGCTACATGGCTTACTGGGAGTCACGCGAATACCAGCTTGGCCGACCCGTGAACTTCAGCGTTGCCCAAGTTCAGGCTCGCTACGAGGACATCAAGCCGGAGAACACCACAATCCTCGATGCCAATGTGGCGTTGCTGGCGGATTCCGCCAACATCAACGGTGCCATCGGTTCGGCGCGCATCGGCCGGTACCGTATCAACGGCTCAGCCCTGACACCGGTACCACAGGTGACGCCAGGATCTGTGCAGTTCACGCTGGTCAAGAACGGAACGCCTGTTTTCACCAAGCAGTTGACGAACAGCAATGTCTTCAAGTTGCCGGCCGGCTTCAAGCATGACGTGTTTTCCATGCGGATCACCACCACGATCCCGGTCTACTCCATGGCCATGGCCCAGGGTGTAGACGAACTCAAGCAGGCGATGGTATGAAGGCTTCGATCCCGATTCTCAACACGGGCAATGCCCAGATCGACGGCTTCGCCGAGGCCGTCAAGCAGAACCTGGACAGTATGACGGGCCAGCAGAAAAACGCCGCCAAGCTGCTTCCGTTACCGTCGACAGCGACAACGGCGGAAATCATCACGCGACTGAATGCACTGCTGACGAGGATTCAGGGATGACTGGCATCGACAAACTCCGTGCCTGCTTCCAGAACGACGAGCAGGCCGTCCAGCTGTTGCTGCTGATCCGAGAAATCTCGCACACCTGGGATGACCTCATCGACCAGGACAAGCCGGTCACACCGCAGCAGATCCACCGGGCATTCTGGCTCGCTCTCGTCGGGCTCAAGACAAATACGTTCTACCAGCGCTACGAGTCCATGCTGCTTCCGGTGTTCGAGACCGGAATTTTCAACTACATCGCGTCGATCGAGCTGGAGAAGACGGCAGGGCATCCGCGCCAACTGGCGCACACGGCACGCTATCAAGCCGGCGACGTTGCCTTGGTCATGGCCAGACTGATCGGCGGCATCGACTGGGCCATGGAACAGGCGCCAGTTCTCAAACTGCTGCTGCAGACCGACACCTACGAACACTTCGATACCGAAATGGAGGCCAAATATGGCACGACACAAGACCATCCGGCAGCGTGAGGCCGCCATCGAGGACCGGCTGGCCGGCATCGGTATCTGCTGCCTGGACCTTGGCGGAAACAGTGCACCAGCACCGGACCCGCTGATCGGCCAAGCCGCACAGTCCAATGCCCAGATCAGCAAGGACTATCTGGACTGGACGAAGCAGCTCTATGCCGAGACGGCACCACAGCGGGCAGAGGCCACGAAGATCGCGCTCGATATGGCGCGCGCCCAGACCGACACTGCCAAGAAGCAGAGCGACATGGCCGACGAGACCTATGCCTACACCAAGGGCACGTTCCGGCCGCTCGAGCAGAAAATGGCAGCCGACGCGCTGGGCTACGACACGACGGCGCGCCGCGATGCCGAGGCCGCACAGGCGCAAGCCGATGTCGGTACAGCTGGAGACGCCGGCCGCGCCACCATGCTGCGGGAAATTGCGTCACGCGGTGGCGACATCAACTCCGGCAACGTCGCTGCCAGCCTGGCCAATGCCAGTGTTCGGGAAGCCGCAGTAAAAGCCGGCGCCGGTAACCAGGCGCGCAAGAACGTCGAGGCCATCGGTGCCGCCAAACTGGCCGACGCCGCCAGCCTGGGCCGCAATATCGCCGCCACAAACGCCACGCAGACCCAACTCGGCTTGAACGCCGGCAACTCGGCGACGGGCAATGCGGCCAGTACCGGCAACATCACGGCACAAGGCAATCAGATCGTGCAGGGTGGTGCCAACACGGCGATTCAGGGGAACAACTCGGCTGGCCAACTCATGCTGGGCCAGTACAACGCCCAGACCGACGCCACCAATGCCGCCAATTCAACGACCAATGCGCTGATGGGCGGCCTCGGCCAAGTAGGTGGTGCCGCCATCTTCAAGTACTCCGACAAGAAGATGAAGACCGACCGCAAGAAGATCAGTGGGAAGGTGGCGCTTGACCAGGTTAAACGTCTGCCGGACACGGAATCGTGGCGCTACAAGAAGGGTTCACCAGCCGACGACGGCGGCAAGACTCACAAGGGCAATATGGCGCAGGACGTCAAGCGCGTCATGGGTCCGGACGTTGCGCCACAAGGGAAAGTGGTGAACATGGAACGCATGAGCGAGGTCGGTCTGGCCGCCATCAAGCAAGTGGCCGATGGACAGCAAAAGATCGAGAAACGCCTGGCGAGACTGGAAGACGCCAAGCCGAAAAAACGCGCGTGATCAGTTCACGCAGTCGAAAACAAATTCGGATGACATCGGGCTTGGTCTAGCGATCATCCTGGCATAGCGGGAATACTTCGCGCACTCGACATCAGCCAGTTTCTGAGATTCGGCAATGGATGTGTCGGGAGCACGGACAACCACAGTCCGCGGGCTTGAACTGACGACCTTTGCAGCGCAACCCGTCATCAGTACGCAAATCAGCACCAGCAAGTGTTTCAAAGTGGCCTCCTGTGAAGTGACGGCCAAATCATAAAGCAAGCAACCCAGAAAACCGGCCAGCATCTTGGCCGATAGGAGCAGTCATGGCAAACGGAAATGCATTGTTAGCACTGGCCGCCGGTCTTGGCGGTGGCTATATGGCCGCCCAGGCCAACGACGACAACAAGAAGCGCCAGGACAAAAAGGACAAGCAGGAACAGGATCTCCACGATGCCCGCATGGAAGACATCAACCGCGGCCGGCAGGAACGTATCGCCCTGGCTGACGCCGTGGCGCCGCGCACTGCCCAGGAAGGTACCGTTGTAGACGGCGGCCAGACGCGCGAGTTCTACGCCGACCCGGCCAAGGTAACGCCGGAGCTGCAGCAGGACCGCCAGATCGAGGCGGAAATGCGCGCAGAGCAGGCCGGCACCAAGCCGGTGAGCCTGGCAGACGCCAAGCCAGGATTCGGTGTCAGCGCCGGCAGCAAAGCGCAGATCAGCACCGACAGGCCCGACCTGGCCAGCCTGAACAGCCGTGAAGCCAAGTTGCAGCGCGTCGTGGACGCCACCATGGCAACGGACCCCGCCAAGGCGCTGACCTTGGAAAGTGCAGCCCAGCGCAACAAGCGCGAAGAAATCACCTTCACGCAGCAGCAGCGAGACTATGCCCGCAAGCTGGATCAGGAAGGCGTGTTCGAGGCCGTGCGCAAGTTCCGTACCGGCGACGCCAAGGGCGTGGTGGAAGCCTTCAACAAGGGCGGCGACTACAAGGTGGTCGGACAGCCGGAGGTGACGCGCGAAGACCGCGAACTGCCGGGCATTGGCACCATCCCGACCTACACGGCCAAGGTCAAGCTGCAGGGCCCCGACGGCAACGTCGTGGAGAAGACCTACAACAGCCACGATGTCAGCATGCAGCTGATGCCCTACGAAAAGAACCTGGAACTGTTGCGCAAGGGCACCGATACCGAGAACCGCGGCCTGCTGCTCGACGCCAAGGCAGCAGCCCTTGAAGCCAAAGGGGCAGCACAGGCTGCCAACGGCGGCAACCTGAACCGTGAAGAACGGATCCGCTACACCAGCCTGTTCACTGATGCCGGCCGCCGACTCGGTGAAGCCCAGAAAGCCCTGAATCTGCTGCAGCGTGACTTCATGTTCACGAAGAAGGCACAAGACCCGACGAGCCCGCAGGCGCAGCAACTTCGGGAGCTGCAGGACAGCATCAAGGGCTACCAGGAAGAACGCACGATGTACCAGGGCCTGTTGTCGGGATCGCAGACCGGTGGCGGCAAAAAGCCACCCAAAGCCGACGCGGCACCAACACCCGAAGAGCCACAGGCCATGCCGACCAGCAAGACGGCACTGAAAAAAGGCGCCGTCTACAACACGGCACGCGGCCCAGCTCGCTGGAACGGCACTGCATTTGAGGCTCAGTAATGGCAAAAGAGACTTTCAGCTTTGAAGAGGCAGCAGCACCTGCAGCACCTGCACCAGCTGCAGCCACGAAACCGGTGACGTTCAGCTTCGAGGAAGCCGCGGCACCGGCGGCAAAGACCACTTCCGCGAAAACCTTCAGCTTTGAAGAGGCAGCAGGATCAAGTCCGTCCAAGGGTGCGTCCAATAACGGCATGCTGGAAGCCGGAAACATTGACCTGACCAACCGTCCTCGCGTCAAAAATAGCGATGGCAGCATCAGTACCGTGCGCAGCATGGGCGTCAACATCGGCGGCAAAGAGGTACTGATTCCGACGGTGAGCGAAGACGGCCGCATCATGACCGATGACGAAGCCGTGCAAGCCTATCGGCGCACTGGTCGTCACCTTGGCATGTTTTCCACACCCGAGGCGGCGACACGCTACGCCGAGCAGTTGCACAACGATCAGGCCAAGCTAATTCAGACACCAACTGAACAACCGGCTGGCGTCACTGATCCGTCGGGCGCCGACTTCGGCCAGCAAATCATGGCAGTTGCCAATCCGCGCCGGGAATCGGTGCTGGAAGGCGTGCAGATGCCGGAGCCGAAGTTCGACCCCGCCGAAGCCCAGCGCCTGTCGCGCCGCGACTATGCCGAAAGCCACCCGGTTCCCGGTACCGAAGGCCGGTCTGGCGCCGTCATGCGCCCAGATGGTGAAAACAAGCCAGCCGACCCGATGTTCGAGCGTGGTGCCGCCATCCGTGCCGCATCGATGCCGGTGCGCGCCGCGTTCAAGGCGGTGTCCGGTATCGCCAAAGGGGCGGGCGGCGTGCTGCGATCGGCTGGTGACCTCACCGGCATTCCGCAGTTGACGGCTGCCGGCCAGGCTACGTCCGCCGGTGCCGATCAGTTCGAGCAGGGAATGAGCGATGCCGGGCCCGTGGCGGGCTTCGGCCCGAAGAGCCCGGTGCCTTACCTGGGCAACATGGCCGAAGGCGCGGCGTCATCGCTTGGCCAGTCCACCATGATGGCGACGTCGTTCGGGCCCCGGGCCGTGATCCCGTTGCTGTCCGTCATGACGGCTGGCCAGGAATACGAGCGCGCCAGGAATGCAGGCCTTGACCCCGCCATGGCGCTGGCCGGCGCGATCCCCAAAGGCACGTTCGAAGCCATCGGCGAGAAATTCACGGGACTCGATAAGGTGGCCGGCGCCATGGGCACGCTGCTGACGCGCGGCGCCTCGGAACAGGCCAAGCACACTGCCGCCGACGTCCTGGTGCGCGCCGGCATCCGAGAAGTGCCTGGCGAGATCATCACCTACCTGGGGCAGACCGCGACCGACCTGTTGCCCGGCATCGGCCTGAATCCGGACCTGACCATGGGCCAGTTCCTCGACGGCTTGCGCGACACCACGGTGCAAGCCGCCATGATGGGGGCCACCTTCGGATCCGGTGGAGCCGTCGCCAAGGTTGACCCACGCATCAAGCGCCTTCGCGATGCCGGCGAGAACGAGGCCGCCGACCTGCTGCAGAAGCGTCAGGACCAGCTGAACCTGCAGGCCAGCGTGATCTCTGAGCTGTCGGGCATGCAGTCTGACCAGACACGCAGCCCTGAATTCCAGGCCGGCTACATCGGTCTGCGTGCCGACGGCACCAAGCCGGTGGAAGCCGCCGGCCGTTCCGCGCTCAACGCCGGGTTCCGCCAGACCGCTACTGCTGCCGGCATGTCGGAGAAAGCCATTGCCGCCGCCCTGGAGGCTTCCCGCAAGATCAGCCTGGACAAGTTGCCGGGTTTCCTGCAGCGCTACACCCAGGGATTGGCCAACCGTGGTGCCATCCAGGCGCCAGACGCAGCACTAGGCACCCTGCTGGAGGCGGCGCGCGACGACGCCATGGATTCGGCCACGCAAAGCCTGTACGGCGACACCCGCCAGACCATAGAAGCCGCGCAGGCCCTGGAATCGGGACAAAATCAGACGCCAGCCGTTGATAACACTGCGCCGCAAGCTATGAATTCCGTAGCACCTTCGGAGTCCGTGCAGGCCGTCGACAACATCGAGCGCATCCTTGGCCAGCAGACGACCCGCCCCGACATCGATCAAGCCGCCCATGCTGCCGCCACCAGCCCGCTGAACGACCTGCCGGAGCCCACCCAGGCCCAGAAGGAAGCCGGCAACTACCAGAAGGGCCACATCAACCTGCACGGTCTCGACATCGCCATCGAGAACCCGCAGGGTAGCGAACGCCGTGGCGTCAGCCCGGACGGCAAAGAGTGGTCGAGCACGCTGGCCAGCCACTACGGCTACTTCAAGCGCACCAACGGTAACGACGGTGACCACGTGGACACCTTCATCGGGCCGAACCCCGACAGCACCAAGGTGTTCGTCGTTGACCAGCTGAACAAGGACGGCAGCTTCGACGAGCACAAGGTCATGCTGGGCTTCGACTCGCTCGAGGAAGCCGACCGTGGCTACCACGCCAACTACGAGCCCGGCTGGACTGGCCGCGGCGCCATCACTGAGGTACCGCTGCCCGCATTCAAGTCCTGGGTGCGCGACGGCAAGAAGAAGGAGCCGATCAGTGCCATCCAATTCAAAACCCAAGAAGGCGGCCAAGGCCAAGGCGCCGCCGGCACCGTCACGCCCGAAGCGCCTGACGCGGCGGCAATCGCTGGAAATGGCGTTGAAAGAGACACCGCGGGAGCAGTACAGCCTGCTGCAGCTGCTGATCTTCAGCCCAGTGCCGACCAACACCCTGCAGTAGAGCTCTCCGGCAAGACGCCGGCGCAACTCGCTGCCATGGAGCGTGCCGCCAAGCGCCTGCGCCTGCCGCACACCGGCAGTGGCCCACTGTCTGCCCACGCCTTCATTGCGGCCGAAGGCGGCCTATCGCGCTCCGCCATGGCCGACACCGGCTTCGACGCCAACGTGCGCGTCGGCAACCGATGGCTGTTCGCTGCCCAGGGCAAGGGCCTGACGCTGGAACAGGCCGCCATGAAACTGGCGCAGGCCGGCTACCTGGCGACAGAGAACGAAAGCGATGCCGCCGACCTGATCCGGCGCAGCATGACGCAGCCTCAGTACACCGCCGAGGGCTGGCAGGCCCTGGCAGAAGCCGAGCATGCGGCACGCTACGAGGACCACCTGGCCGCCCAGCAGGAAGCCGACACCGGTGCCGACCCGCTGGCGCCGGAAGGCTTCACCGATGCCGAACTCGAGCAGTCCGGCTACGACGACGCCAGCCCGGAAGTGCAGGCCGAGGTGCGTGCGCTGCTGGCCACCGCCGAGGATCAAGGCATCGATGCCGAAACAGTCCTTGAAAATGTGGCGAAAACCACCGAGAATGCAACCCAGCAGGCCTACTATGAAACAGCAAAACGTGCCCTTGAAACCGCCATCGCAGCCCAGCCGGGAAGCGCAGGAGATCAGCGCCCGCCTGCTGGCAGCGAAAGCCCAGCGCCTGGCCAAGAACAAGACCCAGGCCAAGTAAGCCGGGAACCTCAACAGACCCCCGCCGATGCGGGGGTTTCTGTTTCTGGTTTTACCATGGAGCCGCGCGCCGACGGCACACTGGCTGTCAAGGGTGACGCTAAGGCCATCCGCGAAGCCCTGAGCGCGATCCCCGCAAAGTTGCTGGTCACCATGAAGGGCGGCATCCTGGTGGGCCGCACGCAAGCCGAGAAGGCCCAGGCCATCTTGCGCGGAGAAAAGCCAAAACTCACGGCACGCGAAGCCGCCGAAGCCGGTGAACGCGCCCGCCAAGCCGAGAAGAAAGCCCGCCAGCAAGCCGCACGTGCCGAATTCATGGCGGCCCCGGCCGGCCTGAGCATCGGCATCATGCCCAGCACAGCGGAAGCCGTGACGGTGCGAAACGGCATCGTGTTCATCGGCGACAACGAAGCCATCGGCTACGACTCCGGCGAACCCGTGACCGTGGCGGCCGGCGCCAGCGACCAGCAGATCGTGGACGCCCTGAAAGAAGCCGGGGCACTGTCACGCCGGCAACGCGTCTTTGGCCTTGCCAAGACCGACAGCGAAGGCCTGACGGCGCCGACGCGCGAGGACGTCATCGCCCAGCAGGAGCGTGCCGATACTGCAGCCGAACTCGACCAGCGCGAGCAAGTCCGCCGGGAAAGCGAAGCCGGCTCCGGCCAATTCAGCTTGACCCAGGAAGATGGACGCCAGGACACGACTGGCAGCCTGTTTGACCAGCCGAGAAAGACAAATGAACAATCTGCCATGGCACGCGGCGCACCGGTGTGGCGATCAGCTCTTCGCGACGGCGTAGCCACCATTCCAGCCAAGACCCAAGGTGCCGACGGATGGCGCGCCCAGATTCAGGGTCTGGTGAACAAAGGCGCCGTGAAAGTCGATGAAGTTGAATGGTCAGGCGTTACCGACTGGCTGCAGATGCAGACCGGAAAGGTGACGAAAGAGCAGGTGCTGGACTATTTGGATGGCAATGGCGTGCAGGTGGAAGAGGTCACGCTTGGAGGAAAGGACGGTGAACGTATTTATGTCGATCCAGATACCGGCGAGGAATTCCCGACGACAGAGAAGGCGACAAAATACGAAAGCTACACCCTGCCCGGTGGCGAGAACTACCGCGAGGTTCTGCTGACGCTCCCGGTTACTGACAATAGAACTGCAAAATCAGCAACGTCTGACGGAGATGTGTGGCGCGTTGAACTTTCCGATGGCACTGTACGAGAGTTCAGTGTGAGCAATGCCGATGACAAGTCTGAGGCCGAACGCTATGCCAAGGATTTGGACAAGGCTACCTACAAATCTAACCACTGGGATCAACTCAACGTCCTCGCCCACATCCGCCTGAATGACCGCACAGGCGCTGACGGCAAGCGCGTACTGTTCGTTGAGGAGATCCAGAGCGATTGGGGGCAGGAGGGGAAGAAAAAGGGTTTTGCCCCGGGCGCCAAGGAAAAGGCAGAGATTGACGCTATCACGCGCGAGGTAGATGCCGCTGGCGGGTTTGATAAGGCTCCGAAGGAATTGCAGGATCGTGCGCGTGCAGCCGGCGCACGACTTGTCGAGAGTGGAATTCCGCAGGCCCCATTTGTGGGAAAGACAGACGCCTGGCTCAACCTCGCCCTCAAGCGCATCATCACCATGGCCGCACAAGATGGCTACGACCGCGTGGCCTTCGTCAACGGGACGCAAAGCGCAGAGCGGTATGACCTGAGCAAGCAGATCAGCAAGATCCGCTACGCCGACAATAACTCCGGCGGCGCCGGCTGGGCCGAGATGAGTGGAAAACCGTCACGCGGAACTCTGACGGCCTGGAATCTGAACGGCAAGGAGGTCATCAGCAAATTCATCAGCGATCCGGCCAAAGAACTGCCGGGCCTGATCGGTAAGGATGCTGCGGAAAAGCTGTTGACCAGCAAGGCCAGCAACGAGCGCACGGACGGCGGTACCTACGCACGCACCAAGGAACTGTCCGGCCTCGACCTCAAGGTCGGCGGCGAAGGCATGAAGGCCTTCTACGACCAGATTGTCCCGTCTGCCGTCAAGAAGCTGCTGCCGAAGGTGGGCGGTGGCCAGATGGAAGCGGTGACGATCGACCAGACTGGCGAAGCCGCCGACAACTGGCGCAAGAACTGGCCAGATCAACCACTCAAGACGCTGGAGCAACCCGGATTCACCATCACCCCCGCCATGCGCGAGAAGGCGGCCCAGGGTCTGCCGATGTTCGCCCGTGGCGGCCAGGATCAAACCGACACGCCTGAGTTCAAGCGCTGGTTTGGCGACAGCAAGGTGGTAGATGCCCAAGGCAAGCCGCTGGTGGTGTATCGCGGTGAGCATGGAGGCGATGGGCAGCCACGCACCACTCTAGCGTCTTACACCTTTGTGGATGACCCGAAGGTTGCCAGCACCTACGCTATGTCGCCTAACGACACCCGCAACTTTTTGAGTGCAGATTCTCCGAAAGTCATCCCTGCTTTCCTGTCCATTCAGAATCCGGTCATCGAAAACCGCGACGATCCGTTTGTCGAGTTTTCTGACTTGGTGAAAAAGTTGGGGCGTGATGTCTCCATCAAGTTCGCCCGAAAGCATGCTGACTGGATTCAAAACACCGGCAACTGGGAGGAAAACTTCGCGGACAAATACGAATCGGTCGATGCGCTGCTGGACGCAAGCCCGAGCGCTGTGTCTGAGCTTTACATGGACGCATATCCGCTGCTGGACGACTTCGCTTTTGTCGGAGCCGCGAAAGATGCAGGCTTTGATGGCGCTATCCATGTTGGCAACGGCGAGTCAATGGATGCGGTGGAATACAAGGTATTCCTACCCGAGCAGATCAAGAGCGCCACCGGCAACAACGGGCAGTTCGACGCCAGCAACGCCGACATCACGCTTGCCCGTGGCATGGATGCCGACGCCTTCCGCCGAGCCTTCAGCCCGCCCCAGGCAATGTCGGTGGCCGGTGCCCAAAAGATCATCGACGAGCTGACGGCGACATGGGAAAACGGCCCAAAGTTCAAGGCCGTGGCCTCCGCCAAGGAATTGCCGATCGTGGCGCCGCGCGATACCCGTGGCTGGGTCAGCGAGAAGGGTACGGCCTACATCGTGGCCAGCAACCATGTCAGCCGAGACGCCATCGCCCAGACGCTGGCCCATGAAGCCATTGGCCACTACGGGCTCTGGAAGATTCTGGGCAAGGACGGCAAGGCCAAGTTCGAGCGCAACCTTCAGCTGGCCCTCAAGACCGGCAACAAGCCGCTGACCAAGATCCGCGACAAGGTGCGCCGGCTCTACGTCGACGACACCGGAAAGTTCAACCTGAGCCCGGCGGAAGAGGCCAACGAGATCGCGGCCTTTGCTGTCGAGGAAGCCGTTGATCCCGTCACCGGCGAATTCACCACTGGCATGTCCTGGCTCAAGCAGTTCTGGGCCCAGATCGCCGACTTCCTGCGTGGGCTGGGTCTCCCTGTGAAGTTCACCAAGGCCGAGTTGCATGGCCTACTGGTGGCCAGCATGAAGGGCCTGCAGGCCGGCCATCGCCTGGACGGCGGCGCCGAGGTACTGGTAGCGGCGGCGCGTGCCGACAAGCCCGTGGAACTGCCGGATGTCATCGTCGGCAATCCGCTCGGTGCTGCTACTGGCCTGCCGGACTACGCTGCGGCCAAGGCCGGCGATGTCGCGGCAGCCGTCAAGGTCGCGCGCGCGCTGGTCGGCGACAAGCTGGTCGAGCAGGTGCGGGCCGCCATTGGTGACACCAAGCCCGTGATCGTGCCCGTAGTAGCCGAAGAGGCGGCCGGGCGCAACAAGATCCCACTGGCAGCTGCTGAGGTACTGGCCGCCCGGCTTGGGCTCGATACCGAGACCGCCGTCGTGCAGGCGAATCGTCCGCACCGCACCGGTATGGACGGCCTCGATCGCCTGTTTTCGGTTCCAGACTTCACCGGTGAGATCGAGGCCGGCCGCGACTACCTGCTGGTGGACGACACCCTGACCCAGGGCGCCACCTTTGCTGCGCTGGCCAGCCACATTCAGCAGGCCGGTGGCAGGGTAGTGGGGGCCGTGGCCTTGACCGGAAAGCAGTACAGCGCGACAATCCAGCCATCCGACAAATCCCTGCAGCAACTTCGTGAAAAACATGGCGACCTCGAAACCGACTTCCGTGCCGCAACCGGCTACGGCTTCGACGCGCTCACCCAGTCCGAAGCCCGCTACTTGGCAAACTACGAACCCGCTCAGCGACTCCGAGATCGCATCGCTGAAGAAGGACGCAGGGCAAGCCAAAGCCGAAATTCGCAAGCTGCTGGCGGCCTGAATGGCGCCCTGGCGCGCGGCACTGCTGCCACTGGCGGCGCCATCCAGTCACCTCCGAAGTCTTCGCAGTGGCGCGACACCACCGGCCGCGCCGTCTTCGCCCCCGGCCAAGCCCTTTACAACCTGATCGGCAAGGCTGCCAACCCGCTGTTGGTCAAGCTGCAGCTCAAGGCTGCCAGCCCGGAACTGCGCCGCCAGCTGCGCCAGATGAAGCTGGACGTGCAGAAGGCCCAGGACGTGGCCGTGGCCGTGGCCAAGGAAAGCCAGAAGCTCACCAGTGCCGAGCGCCTGATGGTCTCCGACATCATCGAGAAGGAACTGGCCGCCGGCACCGTGCCGCCCGAGCATGCCGTCCGGCTGGCTGCCGCCATGAATACGGCCATGGGTGAGCAGTCCAAGGAACTGATCCGTCTCGGCATGCTGACGCCGGAAACTGCGGCGCAATGGGATGGCCGCTACCTGCCACGGTTCTACGAGTCCAAGTTGCGCAAGCAGGTCGGTGAAGCCTGGGCAGATGCTGCTCGCCTGATTGGCCTGCGCCCGAAGTCGCTGAAAGGTATCGGCGGCAAGCACCTCAAGGGCCGCGGCCTCTACGAGACCATCCCCGAGAACCAGCTGGCCAACTACGAGGCCATGGGCTGGCAGGTACGAGACCCCGACTACACGCCCAGCCTGCCCAGCGTGGACGGCACCGTGCAGGTCTGGCGCGACTTCACCCGCCAGGAACGCGACGCCATGGGCGAGATCCGTGACGCCGGCTTCCGCTTCGTCATGGGCTACATGCAGACGCAGCGCGACATCGCCCTGGGCCGCATGTTCGAAGGTATGGCCACAAACCCGGAGACGTCATCCCGCCTGCCGCGCGACGGCTGGGTGCGCGTGCCAGACACGACGGTCGAGGGCACCGGCGCCAAGCGCTACGGCAAACTGGCCGGGCGCTACGTGCCCATGGAGACGCTGAGCCAGTTGACCAACATCGAGGAAGCGCAGTCCGCGGCCTGGCGTATGTACCGCAGCGCCATGGCGGTATGGAAAGAGGGAAAAACCGCCCTCAATCCGGTATCTCATGTGAACAACGTGCTATCAAATTTGACGATGGCGCACTTCGCCGGTATTGGCTACCACCGCTTCGACAAGTACCTGGGCGCCATGCAGGACTTCGTGAAGGCCGCGCCCATGGTGAAGGAAGCCCGCGACGCCGGCCTGTTCCTGGGCACGATGAGCGATGCCGAGCTCATGAACACGCTGCCGCCCGAGTTGAAGGAACTGGCGGTCAAGGCCGACAGCAAGACCAAGAAGGGCGCCGAGGCGGTCTACAACGCCATGACGTTCTGGCTGCGCAAGCCCATGGGAGCCGCCTACCAGGCCGAGGACACGTTCTTCCGCTACCTGATCTACCGCGACGCCCGCCAGCGTGGAACGGATCCGCAGGACGCCGTGGACTACGCCCAGAAGTACATCTTCACCTATGACGATCTGCCCAAGGGCGCCCGCATGGTACGCGACTTCGGCATCCCGTTCTTCGCCTACACCTACAAGGCGGTACCGGCACTGCTGAACACCGCACTGACCCGGCCCGATCGTTTTCTGGCGCCGGCGGCCGTGCTGTGGGCAGCCAATGCAGCCGCCTACGCGATCGCGGCCGGCGATGACGACGACAGCTGGATGGAACGCCTGACCAAGTACCTGACTGATCCCGAGTTCCGTTCCAAGACGCGCGAGGCCGAAAAGCTGGAGCGCGAGTTCCTGCCGCCATGGATGAAGGGCACCACGGCACTGATGACGCCCAAGGCCATCCGGCTCGGCATGGATGAGCTGACCAAGCTGCCGGTTTTCATCGACACCAGCCGCATCATCCCCGGCGGCGACCTCTTCGATGTCAGCCCGAATGCCATGGGCCTGCCGATCCCGCAGCCCGTCACGCCAAGTCACCCGCTGTTCACGACGGCCGTGGCCATGATCGGCAACAAGGACTTGTTCTTCGGCAAGGAGATCATCGACAGCAACGACACCCGTGCCGAAGCCGCGGAGAAGCGCGCTGCCTGGATCTGGAAACAGGTTTCACCGGCGATCGCCGTCAACAACTACCACTGGGAGCGCGGCATGAATGCGCTGGCGCAGGCTACGGGCGGCGAATTGAAGTGGGTGCCTGACTTCCTGGGCGGTGATTCCACCGGCATCGGCAAGGACGGCAACCCCGTGCAGGCCAAGTACGCCGCCATGCAGACCTTCGGCATCAAGGCGCGGCCGATCGACCTGGAGACCAGCGAACAGATCGACAACAACATGCGCAACAAGATGATCCGCGACATCGATGCCGAGATCAGGAAGCTGCAGCGCCTCAACGCCAAGGGCGCCATTGCTGACCGGGTGCTGGAATCCGAATGGGAGAAGGCGCTGGTCAAGAAGGAGAGGCTGCGCGAAGGCCTGACAGTCGACGGTGAATCACGGAATTAAAAAGGCCCCGGCATCTCTGCTCGGGGCCTTCTGATTCGGTGAGTTAGTGAATCACTTCATGATCGACTCCAGTGTGTTGATGGTTGATCAAGTTCAACAAACGAAAATCTCAGTCTAGTGACACATCTCCAGATGTCAAGGACAGAAGGCAATATCAGTTCGCCAGCAATGCCTCTGGCTGTTGGCCGCAGCTCAGTGTGGCCGTCTTGAACTCAGCGTCTCGCCAGACAAAGCATCGCTGAACATCCACGAAGTTCGAGGCATCCTTGACGGGCACGTCGATCACCTTGAGCTCGCTACCATCGATGCGGTAGGTGCGCGGCACCGGCGTCTTGCTCAACACGGCCTCGGCATCCTGGGCGCGTTCCTGGCGGGTTTTGTGGGGTTTTTCGGCTACCGTATCGCTGCAGCCGACGAGGATGATACAGAGTGCCAAGGCAAGGCGTAGAACCAT